AGGCTGTCACTCCTTGGGTTTGCCGATGTCGTCCAGGTCAAGTTGATCCCAGGCCTCGCGGTCCATCATACGTTGCTCTTCCCGGATCAAAACTTCAATGTTCACATCACCGGGTGTAGGGCTGGGGTACTGATCGCTGGCACGAGTCTGCTCCGACGGAGCTTCGCCGAATCGGCCAAGGGCTGCACGCATTCCAATGTGCCCGCCAGAAGCAAAACCGCGACGAATTTCTTCAGGTAACTTCCTGTTTTCATTGAATTCTCTCACAATATCTTCTTGTTCTGGAGTGAGCGGATCGTGCAGCGTGGTTGGCTTCACGTCCGGGTTCTTCAGGAAGAAAAACTCCTTGGCTGTCATGGCCTGGTGTTGGGCGATGATCGCTCCCAGGCTGGCCAGCTGCTTGTTCACCTCGTCCAGCTTGCGCTGCAGCGCGTCATGCTTGGACCAGGTCACGAACGGTATCAGTCTCATTTGCCCTCCTTCGCCGCCTTCTTCTCGAGTTCCTCGAGGAGCAGCAGCACTTCGTCTTGTTTGTCCTTGGGCAGCGTGTGGACGACCTCGAGCAAGGCCTCCTCCAGGCGCTGCACCTTGGCTAGGGTGAGTACCTTTGGCAGATCCTTCACCAGCATGCCGACCACCTTCATCGACATATTCAGCGCGTCCTTCACGCTGATGTCCAAACCGTGATCCTTGCGCGCGGTGCCGTCCGGATTGATCACCCGCTGGCAGACCGCGTCGATCAACTTGAGCTGCGCCTTGAACGTCACCACCACCGACGCATCCAGGCCGGCCATCTGCGCCACCAGCGCGCGCTTGGTCGACGGCGACATGGCTTCGATGATCTCCATCTGGATGCACTCAGGCAGCATGTCGTGCTTGAGCTGAACCATCAGCTCCATGATGCCCGCGTACATCACCGGGTCAGCGTACTTGAGCGTGCCCATGCTGGTGACCGGGATCGGACTCGCCATCGGCGGGTAGTTCTTGGGCTGCTTGCCCTCAGCCTTGCCGTTCGCGTCGTGGACTGCGGCTTCAGTGTCCACCGGCTTGCGACGGGCAGCCATCAGTAGTCCACCTCTTTGCTGAGCAGCCTGCTGGGCGTGAAGTGCAGGACTTCGCGGGCCGAGATCGTGGTGGGCTCACCCTGGATGGGCTTGCTGTTGATCCGCGGCTTACGGTAGCGCAGCTCGAAGATCCCGAACTCGCGCAGCAGCAGTTTGTCCTTGTCAGCCACGAGCTGGTTGATGCCCTGCAGCGTGGCCTGGATGATGCGCTTGGCCTCTGCCTTGCTGATGCCGGCGTTGGCGGCTACCAGGGCAATGAGGTCCTGCGTGTTAGCGATTTTGTTGGCCATGATAGGAATCCATTCTGTGGTTGGGGTCGGCTAGGGCTTCTTGCCCCGTTACAGCCGGTGGCTGTTATCCGTGGGTCAATCGAGGCGTACCTCGGGGTCACGGGCCGACTTAGTCCGCAGATTAGCGGGGTTTTGAAATAAAAGAAACCCCATGCGCGCCGCGCATGGGGTTTCAGTGTGTCAGTGCTGAGGTGTTTCTCCGGCGATGATTACTGACCTGCACCTGGTGGCCTACCAGATCTCATTCAGCCTCTTTCCGGGTGGCTATCCTCAGCTCCCGCACTCGGGTGGAGATCCTTCTCCGTGTAAAAATGACCCTGCCACTGCCTGCGAGAACATGGGGGCCAAACTGGTAGCGAAGGGGTGAATCGAACACCCGACCAACGGATTATGACCCCGCTGCTCTACCAACTGAGCTACTTCGCTGTTGCTTCGGTCCAGGTTCCCCGAGCCAGACTTACCGGGGTTGCCGATCGGTTGTATCCGTTTTTAGGCCCCCTCGGCGGGAACGGCCCCCTGCGCACTGGCTTGCGCTTTCAACCTGGAACTCTGGAAGGGGGTCAAGGATTTGAACCTTGGCGTGTCGGGATCAAAACCCGGTGCCTTAAACCAGACTTGGCGAACCCCCTAAAACTGGTCACCTCTGTAGGACTCGAACCTACGACCCCCTGCTCCCAAAGCAGGTGTTCTAGCCAACTGAACTAAGAGGAGAATTCTGGCGATTCTACGTCCGCTGTTGCGGGACTTCCGTGTCCCTCGCCAGAGCCCGCAGATTAGCGAGCTTACTTAACGTCGTCAATATGCCGAGGCAAATTATTTATCGGCACCTTTCCGTTGGCTGTCATCGGCGCAGCCATGCTCAGCGCACAGACCACCTCCGGCTTCATGTCGCTGCGCACTTCGCGGTTCAGGAACTGCTCGGTGAAGGTGTCACGGCCGCAGCACTTTTGCAGGTCGCCTATCTCCACCGGCCCGCCAGGCTGCTTCACGTACAAGAACTCCTGACCATCACCAGGTTTTACACCCGATATGGCAGCTGCCAGAGCATGGGCACTCTCAGGTGGCAGGGGTAAGCCCACACCGTCCACTGGGTGCGTCCACTCGTCCAGTACCCGCATGCCGCTGATCCGTGAGGCCAGGGCCGAGTCCGTCTCAGCACGTACCGTAGCCTCGGTGGTGACCCGGCCGGAGCGCATGCCTTGCAGGACTTCGCTGCTGTTGATCGTGTCGATCACGATCTGGCGGATCTTGTGGGCGTAGCCTTCGGCGTTCGCAGGGTCGGCACCCTCGGGCAGGTCGACGCGGACAATCACCTCGAGGTCGCACTGCGTGGCCATCACCTGGTGAGCGCGGCTCGCACCTGGCTTGTGGACGATGTGTGGAGGCAGGGCGCACTTGGCTGCTTCGATCTGCTCCTGGGTCAGGTACACCCGCTTAGGCCAGATCGTCGCTGGCTCGATGCCGGCCTCGCGCAGGTGCTTCTCGTCCAGGAAGCTCTGATCGTCGCCGATCCGAACCTCGGTTATTAAGCCCAGCTCGTACTGCCGGTTGTCCACACGCACATTGCCGTGGCGCGAGAAGATCTCGCCGTTGACCATGCTGAAGTCGCCCAGCTGGCAGTCGCCGTTCTTGCTCAGCCGCCAGCCCTTGCCGTCACCGGCGCCAGGGTAGGACTCGGGCTCGTAGTTGTCCGATTGCAGGTGGTCAAACATCAGTTTGTCTGGATGCTGCATGTCGCTTGCTCCCAAAATAATCGCCGAGCAGATAGGCGCCCAGCAAAACCAGTAGGTCAATCTTGTTCAGGTCGTCCACGTAGGCCGTGATCTGGGCCGCGTAGAACACAATCAGGTCGGTCCATTCCATAGGGAAACCTCGGTAGTCAGCGGATCGAGTGTAGCTCGTCACTTTCCTGCGGGCAATAAAAAAGACCCCAAGGGAGGACTAGGCCCTTGGGATCTCCGTGTGACATACACCGACGAAAGTGCAGGCGAACTTTAGCTCGGCACTTTCGTAATGTCAACGTAGTAGGCCTGGCCAACTTCCAGACCCTCAGCGATGTCGCTGCGCACGTTGTAGGTCAGCTGCCCGAACGGGGTGTACTTGCCGAACACACCGTCCTCCTCGGTTGGGTTGGGGCTGTAGACCGCGCCGAACGTGCAGCGGGTCAACGGGTTGTCGGCATCGCCCGGGATGTCGGACAGGGCTTGCAGCGTCATCTTCAGCCGGGTCGTGCGCAGCGGCTCACCGAGAGGTTCAGCTGCCGAGGCCGCATCCTGGGCGTCGACCACCGCCTGGTCCTGCGCCACCACATCGGCCTGCTTCACGGCATAGGCCTCGGCATCACTGAGCTGCAACGCACCAACGCCGCCGACAACCGGGGCAGGTGAGTCCATCGCGGCGGCGCGCGGGATCTCGATCTCGGTCATGGGCACGCCGTTGAACTTGTCGACCACCTTGGCCAGGGTGCCGGTGTCCTTGTCGAGTTCATGCGAGGTGCTGTTCATGGGGTCCACGATGGTCAGGCCTTCTTTCTCGATGGTCATTTTGGTCTCGTCTCCGTTAGCAAGGGTGGCGTCGTACACCTTCTCGGGCTGGCGGGCACCGAGGCGGCGGGCCAGGGTTTGGCTGGTCACGCCGTCCGCTTCGATGGCCACGGGCGCCTTCTCTTCCTGAGTGCGGCGCAAGGCCTCGAGTTCCGTGCCGGTGCCAGCGTCGGGGATCGCCCCGGGTGCCACGGTGGGCTGCGCCGCCAGGCTCGGGCTGATCGGCAGGGTCGGTGGCGACGAGGTCTGGGCGTTCGGCTTGGGCTTGCGTTTGCGCGTGGCTCTCTCTGGATGATCCATGGTCGGGGTCCTTGTGGGGCGGGGTGGCGGCGCGGGGGTCTGGCGGGCTTACGGCGTCGGGGTGGAGGGAGTATAGGGCCAGATTTTGAAAAAAGGAAAAAATCCTAGCGCTGACCCAGGCAGTGTGGCACGTCAGTCCCGTGCTAGAAAATAGGGGCCGGGGTGCCTCGAATTTATTTTCTTTTTTTCTTCTTTTTCGCTTGCTCTTAGATAATTAGATGTCTAGTATTAGAACTGTACCAAGCAAGAACGAACACGCTTCACCGGCTAGGCCCTTGGGCCTTGCCCTGGCCCTGGCCTTGCGCCTTCGGCCTACCCGCTCTTTAACAATTCAGTACGCTATCACCGCGGATAACGCGACAACACTAATTCAAATAAGCAATTTGAATTACGGGGAAGACTTGCCTGTTAGAAAGTGAACATCGTCACTTGCTACATGATAACAGTCATAACTTCCATACAGGCAATGGGCACCATGGATATACACACGGCCATGATGCAGCAGCTAGCGGGCCCCATTGCCCGTTTAACCTTTATCAACTTATCGGCCATAACTCACACCCTCTATCGGGTAGTTAGATGTTAGGTAAAGCAATGAGCGTACTGTAGATTGTTATCCCTCCTTAACATAGCCAACCGATACACACTAACCGAGACGCACGGGGTACGGCATAACGCTTTATCACCGACATACAAACAACGGATAGTGATTAGATTCAAGATTCAATAATCAATGTTACATAGCATCACCTACTAGATACAGGCTAGGCCCTACACACTAGGGCCTAGCCTACTAGCACTAAGCACTAGCATTATATAACCCCCTCCTAGTGGTATAGAGCAAGGGCCCTACACATAGAGCCCTTGCCATAACCCACTACGCTAGCAATAAGGATTAAAGCCATGACTACTCAAATCAAAACCCTGACTGTACAAGGCGTGTCTGTAGACGCTCGCTTGATCAACGCTTACAAGAAGTCTTTTGCTAAACACGAAACAATCTTGTCTGTTTGGTCTAACGCGGCTGTACTGCAAATGATCGTACACGGCAATCGCAATTGGTTGGATAGCTTGATTGCAGTTCCCGCCCTGCGCGTTAAAAACGGTAACTTGTCCAAGTTGGGCGAGGAACTGGTTAAGTACATGAAAGCGCATTGCCCACGCCTTGTGTGGGATAAAGAAACTCAAAAGTTCGGTTTGACCAAAATGCACAAAGAAAGCATTTTGGCGACTCACTTTGTCGCGGTCGGTGCCACTGAAGAAAGCGACACGGTTAAAAACGTAAACGGCAAGTTCTACATGCCGCAAGGTGATTTTGCGCTGACTTTCACCGAGTTTAAAAACCTGGAAAAGCCAGATGTCGAAAAAGAAGAAGTAGCGCCGAAAATGACCGCTAAGGCGTTCGCCACTCAAGCCGAAAAAGCCTTGGCTTGCCTCAAAGAACAACGCTTTATCGGCACTAAGGAAGAGTTGTTTTCTGCCCTGGCCCATGCCAAAGCGCTGTATATGGCCCTTGACGCTCAATTCACCGCCGAAGCCAAGAAGGCCGAAACCGTGGACGTAGACAAGGCCCTGCAATCGGCTGGCGTCGGCACCAAAATCAACGGCAGCAACAAAGGCGCCGACAGCCGCGCTAACGGCAAGGTCAAGCCAGAAGTGGCCGCCGCCTAACCCCAACCCTGCTAGGGGCGCCACAAGGCGCCCCACACACTTAGGAATTAGAATTATGGCCCTTATCGCCAAGTTGGTTATCGCTGTACTTCCCGCCATTGGCGCCAGCGAGAATTTTTATCAGGCCGAAAGCTGGAACGGTCCAACCGCCGACGAACTTGAAACATGCGCCACCATGGCCGAAGAATTGAATATCACGTTTGACGCCATGATTCGCGGCGGTTTGAACGTGGATTGGCAAAGCAAGACAGCAACGTGTGAGATAAGCCTGGCGCCCGACGACGACAGCGAGCCGCTACCAGCGAGTGCCGCCGTCAAACCGTCCCGCGTGACCTTCACGTTCTAACCCCACTCCGCAGACTGGAGTCCCTTTGGCCAGGCACGCCCTAACGTGCCTGGCCTTTTTTGTTCGCGCGCGCGTGGGCCTGGACCTACGCTTTCACGTACCTATCGGAAAGGTTAAGAGTCGAAAAGGACTCTGAAATTTTCCCATAAGTATCTGACACACAACGATATTTCACTGAAATAAGGAATAGAACCATGTCCGTGATGATGAAACTGTCCGCAGCCATCCGCAACAGCCGCGTCGACCTGGGCGCCGACGTCGACCTCCCGTTCGAGCTGGGCAATATCTACGCCTGCTCGGTCTACCGCTTCGACGACAGCCACCCCGTGCATACGTTCGTGGCTGGCCCTCACACCGCCGTCGTGATGGAGCGCCTGTCCGACTGGTGTGAGATGCGCCACGACTTCCGCCCGCTGCGCAGCACAGCCAAGACGCCGGTGCGTCGGCTGAAAATGCTCGACCTGATCGAAAACCCCGGCGCGTGGGATGCAGCGCTGCAAAACGCCAAGGCGCTGGGCAATCTGGACACCGTCGCCCTCCTGCGCCGCATCCCGCAGTGGATCAGCGCCCAAACCGGCGTGCCCATCCCGGAATTCCAGATGAACCTCGACGCGCCTGGCCTGGTAGCAGCGCTGGCGCCTAACCTGACCCGCACAGTGAGGGCGTAAGCCATGAACCGGAACAAAACCGCATTGACCAGCCGCGCCCACATTTGCAGCGCGGTCGTCACGCTGTTCGAGATCACCAAACTGCTGCGCCTCCACCGCGAAAAGTTCGAGCAGATGTTCGCCGAGGACGTGACAGCCAATATCAACCACACCCAGTACCCCGGCTTTCTGCCGTATGCCGAAGGTCTGCGCGATGCCTACGTCACAGCGATCATCAAGGATCACTGTGAGTTCGTGTACTTCAACGGCGGCGAGCGCCTCACCCTGGCTGAGGCCAGACGTAAAGGTCCGGGTGAGTTGGGCAGCGCGGTGTGCGGCTATCAGTGGCTGGACAGCGAATCCGACTTCACCACCTTCCAGAAGGAGATCGACCTGTGGATCTAGCACTCTGGCTGCATCAACATGGGCTCAGTGCCCCTTCAGCGGCTCTCTGGGCCACGTTAGGGGTGTGCTGCGTACTCACCCTGGTCGGAGTGGCCTGTGTGGCCTTCCTGGAGCGTATGGAGCTGCGCAGCCACCGCACACGGCAAGGTGCTCGCCGTGTCAGTCGCCGATGGGAAGGACCAGGCCGTCAACGGTGATGGTGACTTCCGATCCAAAGTCCCGCAGGTGCTTGATCAATTTCTCCATGGAAATCGACGGCACCTGATTCATCTTGAAGTCCCGGATGTTGTTGTGAGTCATGTGGCACTTGGCAACGAGGTCTACAGCCTTCGCTTGCCGCACGCTGGTGCCCACCATTCGGATCATCTCGCGCTTTGCTTTGCCGGTGCCAGTTGGGACAGCCATGGTCGTCTCACTCATTTAGGTAAAGGAGTTTGCAGTGTGCCACGCCCCGCCCACCTTCACAACCTGGGCAGCCAAGGAGGGGGCTTTTGATCTGTTTCGGTACGAAACAAAAGAATAGTGTCAAGCTATTTCAGATCAACGGCTCTACTTCTACTTCTACTAAGTTTTACAAGGTAAGGGGGTATAAGGGGGAGTATGAGGGGGGAATATCTAATCGACAGTGACAGACAAGTTCTCGGTGACTGGATATTCGTACTTTCGTGAAGGCGGACTTTGCTGAAACCTAATGCCGGTGGGTTAACTTAAAATCCAAAATAGGTGTTTCAGCAGAAAATCTCAGGCACAGCGGCGCCCAAACCCACGGCGCCGTGCTCCCCTTAACCCTCGCAGCCCTCTACCACGGCACTCTCAGCCTCCCATAACCTCACGACTCCTATCAACGCTAAGCCCTTAGCGTCAATGAATAGGGCTCGACGCCGAGCGCGCATTAGAGTGCAAAAGCGTGATCGTGAGGCAATGGGTAAAGGAGACCGAGTGTCAAGATTTATTTCGCGCTATTTTTCTCATTTTTATCTAGACTTCACCGACGAAATGCACACGTTTTTGGAGGGCCTAAAAAACGGCATTCCTTCTTTCGGCTCGCCCAAATTATATGTGTAGACAGAAACAGGGCGAAAATATAGTCTAAAAGCTCAAATTGCCTGAGAACTTCCCATGACATTCAAAACGCTATCCCCAGAATCCGTTTCAGCCCTGGTTCCATTGGCCCGCAGGCCACCTGCCAAGGGTATAAAGCGCCCTCGCGGCAACAACATGGACTGCTACACCCCGCCGGGTGACGTTCAAGCCAGCCGCCGCATCACCGGCTCGCACCTGGACCCGGACAGCAAGGAGATGGAGGCAGCGGCCATGTATTTTGCCGAAGGCCTGCTCGACGCTGTGCGTGGCAACCAGTCCGGCGTCCGCAGCCTCATTGGCCCAGCGCGCTACAGCGATCGCATCCTCGAGAAGTATTGCGCCAAGCTGCTCAAGAGCGCGATGGGCCCGCAGTCGCCGTTCCTCAAGGAGCCGATCAGCCCAGCCCTGGTGCCTTACCTGCTGGGCGGCATGACCTGGGACGGAGTCGAGGCGCTGGCCGTGCGCGCTGTCCATCTCACCGAAGTGGACGACATGAGCGACTCGCAAGGCTACTGGCCAAGGCTTGGCGTACTGGGGGCCTCGCTCGGCTTCGGCCCTCATATCCGCCACAACCATCGGGAGTACCGCGTCAGCTACGATGCCAACAACAACGAGGTCCGCACCGACACCCTGGACGAGAAGGCGCACAACCATCTCAGCTTCCGTCAGGACTTCCTGCTAGGCCTGCCGCGCACCGGCAGTTATGCCTCGCTGCTGATCGAGCACGGGGCGTATGACGATGCGTTACGCCGCAAAATTGCGAAGTGGCGACCATCCATCATGGCCCGCACCGAGCGTCTGCTCGACCCTGAAGCCGGGTTCATGCCTACTCGTGCCGCTGACAAGCGCGCCCCGGTCAAGGTGAACGAGGCGAACTTCGCACGGGCCGTGAAGAAGGTGTTCGAGCAGGACTGGGATCAGCTCGATCTGGTGTGTGGCGATCCTGGTACAGCCCTGGCAGATGCAGAGGTGCTGATGGCCAGGCTGCTGATCCAGAAGCTGGGCGTCAGGCCTCCTATGGATGCCTACGGCATGATAGGAATGTCGCTACTTACCGGCATTTCTGTGGTCAACTGGGTGCAGTTCGCTGTCAAGGACAAGGAGCGCTGCGGTGGGCGCATCATTATGCAGGAGGACCTGGAGCGCCTGATCGAGTTGTGCGAGGTGCAGGCTGGCTACACCGACGAGACGGACTATCAGCTGCGCGCAGGCATTTACGCCATGGCCGACAGCGTCAAGTCGCTGACCAAGGACCACTGGCACTCGAAGATAAGGGCATGCACGAGTGCGCCGCTCTGGAGCACCAACGGCATGTATTACGAGCATGGTAAAGGCGAGCACGGCGAGCCGACCTTCCGTAAAAAGCCGTTCACCCCCAACGTCTACGAGTAGGGCGCAGCCATGTTCTACCAACTGAAAACGGCGCTGATCAAATCCCACTGGGAGATGGTTGATTCGCTAAGTACCGAGATTTACTTCGGCCCTCCCATCCTGGGAGCGTCTGGCCACCTGCTCTACAACCTGTTCAGCTCGGTGGCGTGGGAAGACCCGCGCTTCCAGGCCGTGGGCTGGGGCCGTTGCCCTGATAAGCACTGCATGACCTACACCGACCCGATGGGGATCACCTATTACGGTGCCCATGCGGTCGGCCAGTTTCTCGGCACGGACATGAAGACGCTCCGCAAGAGCGAGAACCACCGGGGCGAGACGCTGGAGTATTACGCCGAGGTGTCTGGCACTGGGTGCGTGATGATCTTCAGGAATTTTCCCAGCACTACGCACTTCCATGAATGGGTGCGCTGGCATGTCCAGAAGCAGCGCGGGTTCACCAACAAGACCAAGGATCTGCACACCGGCTACAGGGGTGTGCATGCTCGGGATTTCCCCGACACTCTCAAATTAATCAACGAGTTATACCCGCAAAAGGACTAAGAAATATGATCATGCACCTGCAAGACCTCAACCTGTCGAAGGACGAAAAGGAGCGTGTGGAAGCGCTCCACCAAACCTACGGCTTCATCGTCTACAACGCGGGCTTTTCCTGCACCATGGAAGAGGGCCGCAAGGTCGAGATGTGCTACTGGCGCTGCCTTCGCGGCGTTCGTGAATCAGCGCTGTTTCCCAACCACGAGGCAGCCTGGCGTGACGCCTTGCGGGTCCATGAAGAAGCGGTCGACGCTGTCAAGGCGAACCCCGGCGTGCATCGGGTGGCCCGCATGCCTCTGGCCGAGTCGGTCGAGCTGAACCGGCTCAAGAGCCGCGCCATAGCAGCTGGGTACGCTTTCAGCAACAGCGGTCGCGGCGAGATCTACTTCACCTTCGACGGCTGCAAGGTGGTCGGCTTCAAGAGCCACGCCGACTGCATCCGTGACGCCATCCGCCACTGGGCGCGCCGCGATCCTGACTCTTTCGTCAACATGATGAACGCAGCAGGCCAGGGCGAGGAGCCATCCTCGATCCACGATGACAAGCCGCTCCCAACCTTCACGGTAGGCGCCCGCAACTTCCCCCCTCCCTTGTCATCCGCCGAGCTGGCCGAACTTCAAGGCTTTCCCGGCTACGACGAGATGCCTGAAGAACACAAGCAGCTCACGGCGCAGGCCCAGCAGATGATCAAACTGATGCAGCTCAAGGGCGTGACCTTTGACCTGAGCAAGTTGATCACGCCGGTCTACAAGTCGCGGGGCAAGTCGTTCGAGGAGGTCGAGGAATACCAGCGCAACGCCAAGCGGGCCTACGGTGTGCCGCAAGGCAGCCTTGAAGAAGGTCAGCTGCGCACACTCGAGTGCGTCGGGTACAAGTTCGAGTTCACCAGCACTTGGGGCTGGAAGTGCGAACAGGTGCCCTATGTCACCGGAGCCTTGGTCAACTGCATCAAGGAAGCCTGGCAGCACGCTATTGCCGAAAGCAACGACGAGGAAGGCATGCTCGCCACGGCCAAGGCATACATGGAAGGCACGAACGAGTGGCAAGGCATCGGTCAACCGCCACCCGGCACCATCCTCTGGGTCACGCCGCACAATCTCTTGTGGGGCTTCGATGTCGTCGACGTTTACCTCTGCGAGGTGATGATGTACGACGGCGAACACGTATGGCTCAAGTTGCTAAGCGACCTTGGCCATGACATCGGCAAATACACCACGACCCGCATCGACAAGGTCGACGTGAAGGTCTGGAAGGGGAATCAAGATGCGTGAACAAGAGCTGAAAAAATTCTACATCGAGTTCGTGGGCTCGCTGCCGGTGCGCTGGGGTATCGAGCTGGAAGCGCTCAACGAAGAGCAGGCCAAGGCGGATGCGATCCGCAGCCTGCCGGAGTTCAGCCACGACTGGTCGATCGGCGACGGCAACGAGAAGGTGGTCGACGCCGAGATCGTCAGCGTGGCTGACCTCGGCGGCGAGGTGGTCAAGGATCGTGACCTTGGGCGCCTGGAGCTGGAGCATAAATACACGTCGGACGGCACGCACTGGGTATCCCACCCGGCCTATGTCCGTGACGACTGGGTCAAGGACGTGCAGAACGGCGACTGTGAAGACGGTTACTGGGACTGGGTCTACAACAGCTTGCAGAACGAGGACGAATAACATGACTGCCATCACTAAACCCGAACTGCTTCAACTGCTCGGTGGCCAGACCGCCACCGGCATTCAATGCGTCTACACCGCGCAGGACGAAGACGAAACCTTCGAGATGTGCAGCGAGAAGGACGACGCCAACCACGTCAGCATCTACCTGCGCATCCCCTGCGGTGAGGTGGTGCCGGTGCGTGACTTCCCGCTCGACGGCTTCGGCCTCAAGAAAGCCCGCATGGCGATCTTGGAGATCCGCGCCGAGCTGGGTGAACTGCCAGTAGAGCGCCACGGTGCGCTCGAGGATGAACGTGATGAAACGTAAAATGAAGGAAACCGCGGCCTACGGTGCCGCCGCGGGCGGCATCATGGACCGCTTCAACGCGGTCTACACCGCCGACGCCAGCTATCCCTACACGGTCGCCACGAAAGCCGGCGACCTGCTGGTGAGCATCGGTTCCGACTGCTGCATCTGCACTCGCTTCGTGGACGTCAAGGCAGCCATCGAGCTGGACCTTGGCGACCGTCTCAACGACAAGAGCGGGAAGTGGAACTGGATGGGCGGTGACAGCCATCAGGCTGACATGCTCGACCTCGCCGCCTTCCAGCACGCACTGAGGAAGATCGTATGAAAGAGATCACCCCAACCCGCAGCCTTGAACTGGCTGCCAAGGCCTGGCGCCCCGGCGTGAAGATGCAGACCATCATCGTGGATGGCTGGTCGCGGGGCTTTCACAAGGAGCAGACGCTCCACGAGTGCATTCAGGCTGGCTACTCGGCCTGCATCGCAGATCCGGCGATTGATAAGCGCTGGAAGCAGATGGATGCCGAGTACGCCAAGCACCGCGAGGAAAGCGAGGCCAAGATCGACGACCTGTTCGACCGTGCGGACTGGCCGGATGTCAGCTTGCAGGACAAGCGCAGCCCGAAGGACAAGGCGGAAGCGGTCGCCCGCTACGAGGCCTACTGGGCCAAGGATCTGACCCGCTCCCACCACGAGCTGGACTGCCCCAACACCACCTGCGACAAGGTGCTGAAGATCGCCCGACCGCCGAAACGAGGTGGTGAGGTGTGGGACAGCCTGGCGACGTGCCCTTACTGCAACGGCACGTTCTTCTACGAGTCCCGCTACCTGCGTGTTGACGCGGCGTTCAAGGGGTTCTTCTGATGTACACCGGCGACAAGGCCCAGATCGAACGGGTCAGGGCTGCATCAGCCGAGCTGAAAAAGGTGCTCCAAACGCTGGCCGATGAACTCGGCACCACGCCGGAGGAGATCAACAAACTGTTGCTGCGCCGTGCGATGCGGCGCAAGGGAGCGTCTCCAATGAGGCCATTGCGCATCGTCACCCTGGCCCAGCTGGCGCTCATGCCGGCCGGCACACTGATCAGCCCCATCAACATCGTCCCGTATGTGGACGACGAAAACCGCAAGATGATGGACTTCGACATCCAAGGCACGTTGCAGCTCAAGCCGATGTCCCGGCTGGTCGGGCAGGACGAACACTGGCTGGTGACCATCGACATCCTCCCGGATGTCCGGGTGGTCGACGGTCGGATCGAATACAACGTGTCCGAGCACAGCTACACCATCCCGAACGACTTTCACCCGCACCGCTTTGTGGTGTGGGAGGAGACCGACGATGTCGCACTACAACGTCTACTGGCAGAAGGGCACTGAAGGTCGGCCACTCGCCTCCCACTGGTACACACTGGGCGGCGTTGTCGTCTGGGCCAGCCCGGTCCTTGAGGACTGGGTTGGCAAGCTGCACAGCGACCTGATGCTCAGCATCTACGAAGGTACGGGTAACCGGCCTCCCTGGCTGAGCAAGCCGAAACGCACCGTGGAAAAACTGGACGACGACTGTGTGCCGCCGACCATGAAATATCACAGACAAATGATGCAGTGCCTGGCGGCGCTGGTCGAGGAGGTGCCATTGAAAAACGAACCCTGCATGACCCTCACCGAGCTGGCGCGGCTCAAGGGGATCACCGTGTCGGCCTTGCAGAAGCGAGCCCGAAAGGTGCCCTTCCCCGCCACCACGGTGTTCAAACCCAGACCCTTCAAGATGGGCCGCTTGAGCCTGATCAACAAGGCCAACCAGTATCCCCGCGCCGCTCTGCTCGAGTGGTTCGACAAGACCAGTGAGGTCCAGCATGCCACGTCCTAATAAGGCGCCCGACGTCGTCAACACGGAGTACATCGAGGCCTACCGCCTCGGCGTACTGATCCGCACGCCACTGGAGAACATCGCGTTCTTCCAGGCCGAGCACAAGGCGGTGGTGGCGCACACCAAAAACAACGGTGCGTTCATCCTCGACATCCCGCTCTGGGTTATCGAGGAAACGCTCAAAGGTCAGGCGCTGCTGGTGCATCGCAGCTACCTGGTCATGAACGGAATGCTGGCGGGCCGCAGCAACTGGCGCAAAGGCAACCACTGGGTGTTCGAGATCATCACCAGCGTTCGCATCGGTGATCGCCTCGGCGCCTGCCCTCACATCATCCCGGTAAGCCGCCGGCTGACCAAGAAGGTCCGCAAGGCACTGGAGGCTCAAAGTGAGTAAGGAAAACCCGGTAAGCAGCGAAGAATACACCGCTGCTGGGGGGCAATAAGTGCCCCTTCTGCGGCTCGACCGACATCGAAGGTGACCAAGTCACCATCGACGCAGGCAAAGCCTATCAGCCAGTAGGCTGCAACGATTGCGAAGGCGAGTGGACTGACGTCTACAAGCTGGAGGGCTTCACCCATGAACTTGACTCCTGAACTCAAGACCGAGTGGGCCGACTTCCACACCATGGCCGAGGCCAAGGCGTGCGAAGCGCGGATGGAAGCGCTGATGAAAGAATTTATTCCGCTGGCAGAAGCCATGCGGACAGAAAGAGAGGAGTCGTTGACATGAAATACTACAAAAACACTGCCGAGTGTGTGCATGCCTGGGCAGGTCGCCACAGTGACAACGGTCGCAACCCGAACTCGTCGGTATTCTTCACCGGGAAGATCATCTACAGCTACGGCAGCCACTTCCCCATGGCCAGGCACATCAGCTTCAACGATGTGCTGCTGACCTACGCCACCTACAGCAACACCACAAGCAAGCACCAGCACGAAGTCTGGAGTTCGGTGAGCCACAAGAACACGCTGTATGTCCACGACGTGGAAGATCCGCTCAGCAAGAACGGGATCGACGAGACCATCAGCGCGGTCACCACGTTGCTGCACACTGCCTCCAAGCGCCGCAAAAAGGAGCTGGCCAACGACGACATCCACTCGGCCTGGCAGCAGGTAGCCAACCTGTACGAGATCGCCGCGTTCGACGACTTCAAAGCCCAGTGGAAGAAAACACCGGCCGCGCTGAAGCGTCGGCTGGCCGACACCGCCAAGTTGATCGAAGCCTGCAAGGTGAACATCACAGCGGCGATGTCCAGCCTCAGCGCCAAGGAAGAGGCCCGCATCAAGCGTGAGCGGGCTGCTGCCGAGAAGAAACGCAAGGCACAGGTAGGGACGGTCACCGCCGAGCTGGAAGCCTGGTTCAACGGCGAGCGTGCCACCCACGGTATGCACAACGTCCGGCAGATCCTGGGCACCGACGGTCTACGCCTGGGGCCAACCGGCCTGACGGTAGACACCACGCAAGGTCTGGTGGTGCCGGCCGAGGACTGCCGCCGTGCCTGGCCGCTGATCAAGCGCTTCTACGACTCGAAGTACAGCGACGGGCTGGTGCTCACTGAGGCCCAGTCGGCACGCTTCGGCAACTTCCAGCTCAGCCGCATCGAGAAGGATGGTTCCGTGGTTGTCGGCTGCCACCGCTTCGCTCGCTGGGTTGTGGAGCGTCTGGCCAGCCAACTGGAACTGACATCGTGATCCGCTCGGTCACGGTGTACGAGATCTCCGACGGTCGTCGCTTCGCCAGCACAAAGCTGGCCTACGAGGCCGAGGCAGACTCGGTGCGCGAGACGCTGGATAAGCGCCTCAAGCCGTTGCTCGGCGTCCTCGGCGCCAGCGAACTGTACAAGGTGGTCATGGCACTGGTGCCTGATCACGAAGCCGCGGTCTCGCTCTACAAGGAGCTGAAGGCCATTATCGGGGAGCCCGAAGATGATGAAGAGTAGCATGCTGTCAAAATTGCTGATTCTCGGCGGTGCATTCATGCACTTGCCGCACGAGATGTTCCCCAGCATCCTCAACACCAACGACGACGTGCCAACGCCGCCGCGCACCAGCAAGTCTAACTGGGAGGACACCGACAAGGTGGCCTCCCTCAACCGCCTCGGCGCCGCCGAAGCGAAACGTGAACGTCGCGCCGAAAAACTCCGGCGCCTGGAGGCCCGTAATGGCAAATAAGCCTGGTGGTTATCATCCCGAGGAGCGCGCCCAAGGCGGCTGGCTCGGCAACTTCGTGGTGGCGTTGATCGTCATCATCCTGCTCATTCAAGTGATCAAGGGGGCGTGATGGATACTGAAACCGTCCGGGTCACCTGGACAACCGACGTGGAAGTGAAGCTGGGCACGCTCGACCGGGACATCGCCCAGTCAGTCGCCGAAGGCTATTTCCAGCCGCGCATCGCCAACGGCGAGCCGGACAGCGCCTGCGTGTTCAAGGTCGACGGCCGCGAGGTCGACCTGTCCACGCCGCGCACCTTGCAGCTGGACTTGGCTGAGGCATCCGAACGGGTGCTGGCCGAGTTCCAGTCCATCGAAGACAGCGGCGATCGCGGCGACTTCGGCATCTACAAAATGTCGTCGGTCATCGCCCTGAAAAGCCTGATCGCTAAGGCACAGGAGGGCAGCTGATGCCACACGGTATCCCTGAGCACATGATCATGGGGCAGCGGTTCATCGCCAGCCCCATCCTCACGGTGGCGCACACCGAGTCCAAAGAGGTGGAGATCAAGCGCTCGTGGGCAGCCAGGCTGTTCAACACGCCTTGGAACCCCTTCAAGGCTACCGAGGTGATCACCACCCACACGACCACCTACAAGGCCAGCCGAGACGTTGTCCGGGTAGGTGACAACTACTACGCCCACCCCGACCTGATCGCCGAGATCATGGCCGAGATCGACAAGAGGAACGCAAGTGAGCCAAAGCAAACTGGCTAGCCTGGTCGAGGTGGCGACCAACATGGTCGTGGGGTTCATCGTCTCGGTGTATGCCCAGGCGGTGATCTTCCCCATGTACGGGTTCAGCACCCTGTCACTAACCGAAAACGTGCAGATCGTCACGATCTTCACAATCATCAGCATGATCCGCAGCTACCTGGTGCGGCGCTTTTTCAACTGGCTCACGGCCAGGAAGGAGGCACAGTGCGAGCAATCAATTTAGAAAAGGAGGAGGAGCGCAAAGCGTTCGTCCTCAAGGCGGCGGCAGCGTTCGCTGGCGACCCGAAGATGCGGACCTACACTGACGGGCCAATTATCCCCGGAAAGCCGTTTGCGGTGCGCTGGGGGGCCGACGAGGACTGCATCGTGGTGCTCCAGCTCGACGACTTCGCCGAGGTTCTCTTGTACGAAAACGTCGTGGAGCGCAGCTGATGTCTAGACCACTCACGATTCACCTGTCCACCGGCACCCTAAAGGTGCCCTACGTGGAAGACCACATGTCGTTCGTCCACAACGACATGCAGATCCGCAACCCGATGATCTCGGAATGCGGCCGTGGCCCTTGCGACCCGAAGGAATACGGCTTCGACGTCTACCACACCGGCGGCGGCTGTGTAGCGCTGCGCAAGATGCTGCCAAACGGTGAGTATTTCATGCTCACCACCAGTGACGGTGGGCACATCCCCGACCACGGTGACCCGGCCGACCAGGAGACGGCGATCCTGGGCCGCTATTACGCCAACGGTGACCCGGCAGCGTACATCACGCTGAAGGACATCCCGATGGTAGGAGACCGCTGATGGCCGCTGAAAAGTTCTTCTGGCGCACGCTGTCGATCATCATCAGCCTCTGGGTACTGACCAAACTGGTCAGCATCCTGTTCGCTTTCGTGGCGTTCGTGGTGTGCCTGGCCTTGGCAGTGGGGGCCACCTGGTGGCAGTTGCGGAAGCGGAAAAAGCAGCGCAGTTGATTCAAGGCAGGGCACTTGCGAGTGCCCTGTCACTTGAGCCATCTGAAATAGCACAACGGAGAAACCTATGGGTACTGCACATCGCGTCATCGAAACACCGGTCTTCAAATTCGACCAGCTGAGCGACGAGGCCAAGAAGCGCGCGCTCGAAAAGAACTATGACTGGAACATCGACCACGAATGGTGGGACGCCGTCTACGACGACGCCATCATGATGGGCGAGATCATCGGCATCAGCATCGACACCCGGCGCGACAGCAAGCAGCCGGCCATCTACTTCAGCGGCTTCAGCAGCCAGGGTGACGGCGCCAGCTGCGAGTGCAGCTACACCTACAAGGTCGGCTCGCTGAAAGAACTGAAGTCGTCGGCCCCGGCCCGCTACAAAGACCCGCAGACGAAGAAGTGGGTGGAGCAGCCAGGCAACGTCGAGCTGCACCGGATCTGCAAGGCGCTGACAGCCGTGCAGCGTAAGCACTTCTACCAGCTGGAAGCCAAGGTCAGCACCTACGGCCACTACAGCCACAGCGGCTGCACACGGGTCACGGTGGAGCATGCCGAGGATCGCTACCGAGACATCGGTGAGGCCGAGGCCGACATCACCCAGCTGCTCCGCGACTTCATGGACTGGATCTACAGCCGCCTGGAAGCGGAATACAACTACCTGACCAGCGACGAGCAGATCCGTGACTCGCTGATCGCCAACGAAATGGAGTTCGACGAGGAGGGCAACCGCGTATGAGCAAACAATCAGCACAACTGGCCAACGCCGAGCGCGTGGCAGACGAAGCGATCGCAGCCCTCGAGGACTTCCAGACCCAGGTCTGGAACTACGTTGACGGCATGGCAGACGAAGTGATCACCGGCATCCTCGACGGCGCAAAGGCGACGGCTGAGCGACTGCGCGCCGAACTCGAGGGCGAAGGATGAAATACAAACAGCATCGGGTGCTGGCCCGAACCCCCGAGGGCGGCTGGGAAGAGCTTTATCAAGGCCGGGTCGGCGAGTGCCGCACCTTCATCGAAACAATGCGCTTACGTGACCGGAAGATGAAGAGCCCGGTCGTCACGCGCCGGAGTTTGCAGGAATGGCTAGAGCAAATCACACCCCGTGGGAGCCAGGCATCATCGTCTTGCGACACAAAGACCTCGCCGAACCCAACCCCTACAACGACGGTGTGATCACCGCCGCACAAATGATCCTGATCGCCGACCTGCTCAGCAAGGTCTGCTACCAACTGGATTCGGACATCTCCCTGATACGGCGACAAAGCAAACAATAGGAGTTTTCCCATGCTTTCAGCATTGAAACCACTGCGCGTGCTGTCTGACGGCACCGGCGTCAAAACCAACATGATCCCCCGCGACACCTTCCCCGGCGATGAACTCACCGCCCAGGAAAAGAAGGAGTACGACTACCTCGGCGAGGAGCTGGACGGGTCGGCGTTCTTCCGCTTCAAGGGCCAGGTGTACGGCCTGCACGAGTTCGTCAAAACCGAACCTGACGGCCCGCTCCACAAGGGCCGCTGGTTCGGCATCGCGTCACAGTCGGCGTTCCACGCCATTGTCATCAGCTTTGAGTGTGTCCACGAAGTCGTGGTTGGGCAGGTGTTCTCGTGAGCACACAACTTCCCTACGTATTCGACCTGCTCTACGACTTCAAGACGCTTGAGCAGCTAAACGACCACCTCAGCGGTAAGCGGCGCAGTGCGACCTCGGCCACTGACCTGGAGCTGTACCAACTGGCCAATGAAAACGGCGTGGTGTGTGACAGCTGCAAGGTGATGGAGGAGCCTGAGATGCGGATGGTTGCACTGCTCAAGCACCTGACCAAGCCGGAGTGCGGCGTGATGCCGGACTTGGTAACAAAGATCAAAGAATTGCTGAAGGAGACTGGCCATGGCGATCATTGACCAGATCGAATACAGCGTCTGCGAGGACTGCCTGCTGCTCATTGCCAACGGCGAAGAGAGCGAGAACTGCGACGGCTTCCACGTTGAGGCGTGCATGAAGCGCGAGCTGAACGGCCGTAAAGGCCACTGGGTGGCCGGCGTGGAGCCGACCGACGAGGACGAGGAAGGCACAGGCTACGAGGAGTTCAGCGGCTGCAACTGCGAGCTGTGCAATACCCACCTGGCTGGCAGCCGTCACGGTGTTAGCCTGCTGCTCGAGGGCGACGACGATGGACAATAAAGACACGTTCCACACCTTCGGCTACCGGGGTGGGTTCATCAACACCTGTCACAACCGCACCAAGGGTGTGGAAGAGATCACGGTGCTGCGCTACGAAGGGGACCGGGCTCGCCCGGTGAAAAGCATCCACGCAGCCAAGGTGCGGATCAGCCGCTGGAGAACGAAGGAGGGCAAGCTGTGAGCCGACAACTGCGCTACTTCGTGAACCACGCGACCCGCATGGTTCGCACCATTGACGCCGGTGATAGAGAGCCGCCACCACCATGGACGGAAGTGATAGCACAAGGCTATGACCAATTCGTAAAAATTACAAAAATTTTTCTGACACTTTCAAATGGAAGGGAGGCCCGAAAAGTTGGAAACGGTCGGGCCTTGCTTCTCAAGGGCATCAAGCGCCTGGCCACCCGCACGATGAAGGCAACGGGCTGCACCAGGGCCGAGGCGTTGGACAGCCTGTCGCAGGCGGCGGGGTTCAACAACTACATCGACGCGGTAGATCAACTGGGAGAAGCCAATGACTAGCCTGGTCTACCCCAAGTCAAAGGTCTTCGAGGCGCTGCCAGAGGTCGGCAGCGGTCGAGGCTCACCGATGGGTCGCCACGACATCCACGAGGCGCCAGAGGACTTCAACGGCACGCTGCGTCTGCAGCTGCTCCCCATGGTTGACTACTGCTACGACGAGGGCGGCGCCTACTGGGGCGCCCCGTCGCCACGGAACGGGTGGATGTACCGGGCCTGGTACATGGCAGAGGTCGGCGACGATCTTGTCCACATCGAGATGTTTGTGCGGGCCGTGACCCGGCGCGCTGCCAAGCAGAAGGTGCAGGACAAGTACCCAAAGGCGAGGTTCTTCCGATGACACCTGAAGAAAAGATCGAGCAGCTCGAGCAACAGCTGCGCGACATGGAGCACGAGCTGGCCCTGCTGATGAACAAGTATTACCGCAAGCCATGGTGCTGCAAGTTCGCTGCCAGTACCAACGGCTGGAACCACGATAGCGGCTGCAAAAACTTCGTGCTCTGCTACTAGCCAAACCAACCATTGCATAGGATACTTCGCTAAGTAGCGCGGTATCCCTATGCCAGAAACATAGAGGTGCCGTATGATTCTTGACCAACGACAAGCCGACGACCACGACAAGGTCTGCCTGATCTCAGCCATGATGGTGAGCAACGAGCTGGAAGACCGCATGAAAGAAGGCGAGATAAGCCGGGTGGTGGTCTCCGGCCTGGGTGAGTTCTACACCATCGCCGAGCTGGCGCTGGGTTTCATCGCGGTGATGCACCGCCAGCTCCCGGACGACTGGGACGGGGTGGTGTGGTACGAACGGTTCATCGACGCAAGCGAAGGTAGCCTGGCCGACAGGTTGGTGGACTACCTGGTGTCGTGGGACCTGGTAGAAGAAGACGTCAGACAATTGGTTATTGCCTGGCTGCGTGACTCGGACCTCTAACTTACACAGCGCCCCGTGGCGCTCAAGGATATACGATGCGAGACATCAACACCTACCCGGTGCCCGCCGGGTATCGCTGGATCGGCGGCAAGGTAGCTGACAACTTCGCAGGTGGTGGCGGCGCTTCCACCGGCATCGCCCAGGCCCTCGGCCAATCCCCAGACATCGCCGTGAATCACAACGCTGAAGCGCTGATGATGCACGAGCAGAACCACCCCGACACCAAGCACTACAACGAGTCGGTCTGGGACATCAACATCCCCATGGCAGTTGACGGTGAGCCAGTCCTGATGGGCTGGTTCAGCCCTGACTGCACGCACTTCAGCGTGGCCAAGGGCGGCAAGCCAGTCAAGAAGGTCATCCGTGGCCTGGCCTGGATCGTGAAGAAGTGGGCCGGTCAATCCGGCATGGCCATGCTCTTCATGGAGAACGTCAAAGAGTTCACCACCTGGGGGCCGCTGATCGCCAAGCGCTGCAAGGTCACCAAGCGCGTGATCAAACTGGTCGCCGACCCCAAGAAGAAGGACAAGAACGGTGACCCCGTGATGAACGAGGTGGTCAGCGAGCCCGGTGAGCGCGTGCCGTACTGGTCGCAGGCCCTGGTGCCGGACAAGAAGCGCGCCGGGAAGACCTTCAAGCAGTTCATCCAACAGCTGCGCGCCGCAGGCTACCAGGTGGAGTGGCGCGAGAAGGGGCTCAACGCCTGTGACTACGGCGACCCCACCACCCGCAACCGTTTCTTCCTGATGGCCCGCAAGGACGGGCTGCCGATCATCTGGCCAGAGGCAACCCACGGCAACAAGAAGCAGGTCAAGGCCAACCCAGCGCTCAAGCCCTGGAAGACTGCCGGTGACAACCTGGACTTCAGCATCCCGTGCCCGTCGATCTTCGACCGCAAGAAGCCGCTGGCCGAGAAGACACTGGCCCGCATCTTCAAGGGCATTGAAAAGTTCGTGGTCGGCGCTGGTGACGAGGCGTTCCTGGTCAAAACCAACCACGGTGGCGACCAGTTCCGCGGCCAAGGCCTGGAAGATCCGCTGCAAACCCTGACCAGCAAGCTGGGCACCGGGCTGGCAGCAGTGTCGCTGACCAAGTTCAACCAGAACAGCGTGGGCCAGGCAGCTGACCAGCCAATCGACACCGTGATGGCTGGCGCCACCCGCTTCGGCGTGGTGGAAGCGCACCTGTCTTCGGCAGCCGTCATGAAGTTCCGCGGCGACTCCGGCGGCACCAGTTGCAACGATCCGCTGCCAACCATCACAGCCGGTGGTGGTGCAGCGCGGCCAGCCGGCGCACCGCATGCACTGGGTGTGCTCGAGGCAACGCTCGAGCCGGTCCTACAGCAAGGATTCATCACCACCATCGACCACGGCGGTGCCCGTGCAGCCCCTCTACAGGGCCTGGACGCTCCGCTCGGTGTGATCACCAGCAAAGCACGGCACATCCAAGTCGCCGCGCTGCTGAAGCATTACACCGGGGTCGTAGGCCAGACGCTGGACAAGCCGCTGCCAACCATCACCGCCACGGATCACAACGCGGTGCTGGAAGTCACAGCGACCCACATCCAGCGGGACTTCGGCAACAGCGTGGGCCACTCGGCTGACGAACCACTCGGCGCCATCATGCCGGGTGGCGGCGGCAAGGCGGCGGTCATCGCCAGCAGCCTGGTCAAACTCAAAGGCACCTGCAACCACGGCCAGTCACTTGACCGTCCGCTGGATGCGATCGCTGCTCAAGGCAACCACTTTGCAGCGGTGCAGGCCTTCCTGGTCAAGTTCTACGGCACCGGCACAGCGGTCAGCTGCGACGAGCCGCTCGATACCATCACCGCCAAGGCGCGCTTCGGCCTGGTCACCATCCAGGGCCAGGACTATCAGATCGTGGACATCGGCATGCGAATGCTGGAGCCGCACGAGCTGTACCGCTGCCAAGGTTTCCCGGCTGACTACCAGCACGAGACGGTGATGGGTAAAAAATTGCCGAAGCATGCACAGGTACGCATGGTTGGCAACTCAGTACCACCAGGCCTGGCCAGGGCGTTGGTGGCAGCAAACATCCCACGCTGGGCGCTTCGCGGCGAGCTGGCACAAACGGCATAAGGAATCAGCATGAAATCGACATCGAAGGTACAGGTCCGCACTCCGGTGGGCCTGGTGGATGCACCTTGTTTCTACCAGTGGAAGCAGCACATCGGCGGGATGGACTTCGAGTTCGGCCTGCACATTGCCGCTGGCCACCCCAAGGGGTTCGTGGCACCGCTGGCGATCAGCGAGCTGGAGACCGGCTTCGACACCAAGGCGACCATCCGCCACCCGAAGACCGGCGCACCACTGTCCAGCTCCAACATCCAGGGGCTCAAGTCCAACGAGGTCAAGGCAGCCGCCAAGGCCGCGCTGCACAACCTGATCCACAAACGCATCGGTGCCGGCCGCTTCCTGCAGGCCATGCTCGGCGCCCAGATGCAGATCAGCAAGGTCGACCTGTCCAAGTACGAATACAAGGGGCATCCTGATCAACTCCCTCCTATCAAGGGTGGGTTGGCCAAGCCAGGCACAGCTACCTTCAGCACCACGGCAACGCCGGAGCAGGCAGCTGTCCTCGATCAGCTGCTCGGCGCCTGCGAGGTGTGCAACGGCAGCAAGGTGGTGAGCACCACGGACGTGGATCACGAAGGCAACCACATCGAGATCACCTGCCCTGCCTGCATCCCCAAGGCTATCGCGCTGCCTGAAACGCCGGTGAGCCAGATGGGCGGTGTGGGTTATCGCTTCGACGTGGCGATGACCCCGGGTGATCCGACGGCTGACCAGTACATCCCGTCGCCTGAAGAGGCAGCCGCCGCGCTGGAAGACGCCGCCACGATGAACGACAACATGCGCAAGTTCGGCACCATCGACGTGCCCGACTGGGGCAGCCCTACCGAAGAAGAATGGTACGAAGGTCTGGAGCCAGCCAACAAGCTGGAATACCTGCGCAGCAAGTTGGCCGAGCGCCAAGCGTACAGCAAGCAGCTGACCGCCACGGCCACCAAGGCTGACTACGACCGCATCGACGACATCGACAGCGAGTGTCGTGACATCGAAGCGAAACTCAAGGCGCTCGAAGAGAGCATCACAGGCATGGTAGACGACAGCCTCAACACGCTGAAGGCTAGCCGTGACGCCCTGCAACAGCGCGCCGATCAACACGGCACCATGACTGGCGACACCACCGAACAGGACTACGAAGCCCTGTCCGGTGAGATCGCTGACCTCAACGACAAGATTGCTGACCTGGAGGGCAAGCCATGCTCGAACTGATCCATAAAGGCGTTGTGCTCAGCGCCGAACAAGTGGCCGTGCTGGAGAAACAGCCGGTCGAGATCCTCGCGCTGTCGCCGCGCAACTTCCGCAAGGCGGTGGACGTGGCGCTGAACAGCGCTGGCCTGCCGGTGCCGGACATCGAGGTGGGCCAGGTCGTGACCTGGGAACACAACGAGGTCACGGACAAGGGCAAGGTGCTGGAATACGACGACCGCGCCGACAAGTACCGCGTCGAGTCGAAGATCCTCAAGCGCAAGGTAACCATCAGCGGCCGTGACATCCGTGTCATGGCCAAGGGGAAGGCCGATGATCAGCCTGCAGACGCATAACCAGATCCGCGGTCGGCTCGAAGCGTGGACCGCGCTGGTTACGCTGCACACAACGGTGCAGCAACCTGGCCACCTCGCAGTGCATGTGATGGGCTCTGTCCGTCCTGAGTTCTACGAGCTGGCCAAGGCAGGCGCGCTGAAGGTCATCGACGAGAAGGCCAAGCGCATCAAAGCAGAGCTCCAGCAGTTGGGGTTCGACATCAAGACCTTGCCACCTATGTTGGTGATGCCCAAGGTCAAAGCAACGAGGACGAAACAATGAACCAGCCTCGCATTGACAGCATGACGATCCACATCCGCCGGGGCTCACAACCCCGCAAGCTGAAGGAAGGCGACGAGAAGTACGTCAAGGGCGTGCTGATGGTGCGCCAGCAGATGCGCAGCTTCGGCCGCGGCATGGTCAGCAATGGCCGGCCGGTGTGGGAGTGGGTGGTACACGGCAGCGACCGGGACCGCAACAAGGCCTACGCTCGCTACCGCACCATGCGTACCGGGCCAACGCTGCATGTGCCGGAGCCACCGGCAGGCTGGAAGATCCTCGAGTCGGGGCGCCCGGTGCCGGAAGGCAGCATGGTGTTCATCCATGAGTACCCCGCGCACGGCGTGCCGAACCAGATCCCACCAGCCTACTGGCGCCTGATCGACACCACCAAGGGCGAGCGCTTCGGGATGGAAGCCACCTACGAAGGTGAGCGCCGCGCGTTCGCCATCCCCAAGACCAAGAACGAGATCCTGCGGGACTACTTCGAGAGCGGCTGCGTCTGCATCCTCGAGCGCAAGATCAAGAAGCAACCTGTCAGCGTCTCAGCGAACGTCGCGGTCAAGAAGTACATGGCCCGATGCACCTGCAGCCGCCACCCGAGGGCTGAATATGCAGCTGATTGACTGGCAACAGAACTGGAACGGCGGCGCCCTGCTGATGGAGGGCGACCGCCTGACGGAGGTGGCTCACCTCGAGCCTACCGTCGAGATCCACAAGGACGGCGTCAAGGTAGGCGAGGGCACCATCACCGGCGCCCGCAGCGAGGTCGGCAGCGATGACGACCACGGTCACACCTACCACTGGACCACGTTCGACTTCAACATCACGCTGCCGCCAACAGGCTACGGCGTCAACGTCCGCTCGCTGATACGCCAGGGTTTCCAGGTGTACGGCACACGCCTCAAGGGGAAAAGCTGATGCCACGCCTGACTGATAAACACATCGCCGCCATCCGCGCGGCAGCCGAAGACAACGATCAAACGTATGGCTTCGGCGACGTCATCCTCCTGTGCGACGAGCTGCAGGAGCGCCGTAAGGACATCAACCCGACTCGTGACCTGGCGCAGACCAGCGCCACCAACCTGCTGCAGGAGCTGACGACCTGCATCAACCAGAACGAGCCGCTCAACGACGCGGATGTGCTGGCCTTGTTCCACGCGCTGCAGAGCCGTGAATACTTCCAGACCACTTGCCTGGTGGACCGGCAGTCGCTGAAGAGCCTGCTCTATGCCCTGTCGGCGCCGGAGCAGCCGCATCTGATCCTTGAGATGCAGCACACTCGCGGGCTGCCTCGCGCTGATGGTGAGCGCCTCAACCCTATCGACCAACTGATCGTGGACATGCGGAGACCAAGCCATGCTTCAGCTTAACCAGATCAAGCCACTGCTCGACCAGGGGCTGCACGTCTACCGAGGCACGCCCAAGGGTGTAGACTATCGCGTGGTGTTCATGGACCCGGGCGACAACGAACTGACCTTTGCTCACCCCCACGATGACACCGGCGAAGACTGGCGCATGGTAGGCGCAGGCTTCAAGCCCGAGGACTACAAGCTGCATGCCGACAACTCCAATTACGGTGGCCACTTCCACAAGGTGGGCTGCTGGGAGTTCGAGCAGCCCGTGGTCACCAAGGTGGTGATGTTCCTCAACCCCCGGCCCGAGCGGCCTGGCTACCACCGCTTAAACCACTACGTCGTCATCGAATCGGCCGAGCCGTTGACCGATGAAGACGCCTGCGAACGTGCCATTGACGTTGTGCTCGGCCTCGGCGCCGGGTTCGACGGCACCAACGCCCACCCCGCACTCGTTATCTGAGGTGACCCATGGCTGTATCAATTCAAAACCTGGTGCTGGCACAGGCCGACACGCTGGAGATCCAGGCACTTGACCAGTGCATGACCGAGTTCCAAAAGGTATCCGAGCGCAAGGGTGGTGGCAGCAGTGTCACCTTCCAGACGCCCGTGCCGCTGGACAACTCGTCGGTGCTGTCTCGCACCGGGCCGCGCATGGAAAAGATGGCCTTCATCGTCTGGCTGGACCGTGCCCAGGCCGCACAGCTGCTCGACAGCAAGACGCCGGCCGGCATGAACAAGGACCACGAGGCACCGCTGCGCAGCCTGAAGCTGGCCCTGCAGGAGGTCATCGCCAGCGGCGCCCACGAGGCCCTGCTGCACGGTGTGGATCTCAACGTGCCCCTGGACAATCTGCTCGAGCTGTTTGGGGAATAACCGTGACCAAACCATTCACCCACATGATCCAGTGGCGCCGCAAAGGCTACTGGTCACCGGGCAGCAAGTTCTACTCGGAAGAGGAGGCGCAGCGCTACGGTGAGTTCCGGGTCAACAAGGGTGGTGACTTCCGCGTCGTGCCGATTGACCGGCACGGCGAGCTGAGCACCGACCAGTGCCTGGTGCTGATGAAGTGCATGCAAGCCTCGCCAGATCATTGGCGCCAGCATGTCGTCTACTACCTGGAGAAAAGCGGCAAGGCGCCGAAGTATCTCAGCGATGACGACCTGCAGATCCTCGGCAAGATGGGCGCCGAGTACCCACGGGAGAAGCTGATCAAGCTGAACCCATCGGTGCTGCGCGATCGGCTGAAGATGGCTGACTTCCGTGAGCGAGCCAAGGGTATCGCGGTGGCTGTACAGGACACCGTGGTGCTGGACACCAACCCAGAGGTAATGATCATCGAGCAAGGGGCGTTCGTCCAAGCCTGGGTGTTCGTACCGAACCGCAGCGAGGAGGAAGAACGTGGACATCAACACGATATTGCAGCCTACCTGGCCGGCCCACCCCGGACAGACGCTGCTTGAAACGGCTACGAGAGATACACGTAAGCCATTGGAAGCGTTCGTAAAACGCTGGGAAAAGTCGAAGTTCATCCCCTACGATCAGGTGTTGGACTTCGCAAAGGACCCCCGCTTCTGCTCCGTCATGCTGACACCGGCGGCGCAGCGCGGGATCTTCGAGTTGTTTGCGGCCGGCACCGGGGATGACACACGCTTGGCGTTGTCGAAGCGGGCCGACCAATCATTGAGCCTGTCCGGGGCGTACACCTACAGCTGGACCGAGCAGATCCACTTCCTCGAGGATGGATCGGCCCGACTGTATGCCTGGAAGGGGCTCAGCCATGCAGCATCGCTGCGTAAAATCCGTAAGGAGTACCTGAAGTGAACAACCCTGATACCGCGCAATTCGTTTTGGTTCTGCTGGTGCTCGGCGTGGGCCTCGGCTTTACCACCATTGTCCTGAACGTCCTGTCAGGCATGGTGGTGGAGGCCATCTGCTGGGTGGACGACGAGGAGCAAGAGGGGCCGTACCCTCTGACCAAGTTCGCAGCATGGTGTGCCCGCTACAAACACGAAGGTGGAAAGAGCAACGACTTCCACCACGCCAGTCGCAAGAGCCAAACATCGAGTGACTTCACCTTCGCCATGTTCATCGGTGCCATCCCGCTGCCATGCCTCTTCTACTTCGGCTACCTGTTCCCGTGGGTGCCAGCCGGCCTTGGCCTGCTGTACTGCATCGCCCACACCGCCCGCTTCGCTCGTCGCCACAAGAAATTGTTCGACAAGCACGTTAAAGATCCCGAGGCCCACAAATGAATAAAGATCTGGGACAGATGGACTTCGTCGGTGACTTCACAGCCACCGAGGAACGCATCCTCAAGCAGTACCGCGAAGCCTACCCGGGTGTCGCCCAGGCTGTGCCGCTGCTGGACATCCACAAGATCACCACGGCTATCACGCTGGGCTGCATGTACAGTGGCGTCAGCAAAGACCAGCGCCGGGTGGGCAAGTCGCTGAACTTCAGCAGCCTGTACACCCCAGGCGCGCGCTGGGAGGTGCCACAAGAGGCAGCCCTGATGAAGATCTGGACTGACCGTGAACGTGCCGAGCTGGTCATGCACTTCGGCATCACCGATACCGCCACGCTGTACAGCGTGCTGGTCAACTACTTCAACACGAACCTCGGACGGCAATAATGAACCTGACTCAAGACACCAAGAAGCACTTGATCTTCGAGATGATCCGCCACGCTTCCAAGCGTCAAGCGGCATCGACCACCAAGGCAGCCCGTGTGCTGGACAAGATGTGGCGCGACCTGTTCGCCAAGCACATCGCTCTGGTGATCCCTGAACTGCCACGCGATCGCTGGGCACCGCTGATTCAGCAGGGTGTCCTGCACAGCATGAAGGGCGAGATCAGCGTCATCACCGTGCGTGTGGGTGACAAGTACCGCAAGACCGACAGCACCAAGGTAGGCATGAGCAGCCGCCACTACGGCAACGACAGCAGCAAGCGTGCCAAGCTGCGTGGTGAGTGGAGCCAGGTGCGGGGCGCTGTAGCCAATGAGTGGGGTGGCTTCCTGAACTTCTTCGAGAAGAAGACCCGCGATTACAACTTCGAGTACAGCTGGAAGACCTCCCACGCTGACCTGCCTGGCGTGCCTGGTCTGGCCTGCATCTTCCATCCAGACCTGCCGGTCGAAGAGAAGGACCGCCACCTGCTGCCCTACTCGGAAGCGGCCTACAAGCTGTCCATCGAGGCGCAGCGCCTGGTCAATGCCTACTTCGCAGTGCTGGATGCCGGCTGGACGATGTTTGAAGACCTCACCACCATCCTGTCCACCATCCGCACGGACAAGCAACTGGAAGAGCAGTTTCCAGAAGCGGTGAAGTTCCTACCCACGGAGTTCAAAGAGAAGGTGCGTAACGAAAAGCAAGTGGCTGACCCGCGACTGATCGAAAGGTCCCGCGAGATGCTGCTGTCAGGTATCCCGAACTAAACAACACCCCGGCCATGGGCCCTGAAGGAGATAACGTGAATAAACTGAAGACCCAGCTGCTGATGTTAGGCCGCGACCGTGGCGACACGGGTGACAACGAAAAGCAGCGCGCAATGATCGCGGCATACGTCGAGACCCTGGAGGTGTACTTCACCACCGAGGGCATCGAGTCGTTTACCCTCGAGCAGATCCGCGCTGGTTACATTGAGTTCGTGAAGTTGTATGCCACGGGCATCGACCAGGACGAGCTAGTCAAGCGCTTCGCACTGTGCATCCATCTGCGGGACTTCCCCCGCGCTGGGCATGCCGAAGCGGCGCCGTCAAGCACTACCGTTGTAGATATTTTCTCTCGCAAGGCTTGACCTACGGGGCACGGTTTATTACCGTGCCCCTCTTGTAAGCAACTAAACTTCTAAGGTGGGACTCATGGGACTAAACACTGGTCAGACCCTCGGCGTTAACGGCGCCCTCGACGCCTATGAGGCGGGCGAGCCAGGCTACACCATCATCGGTGAAGGGGGCACCGGCAAGACCTACTCCGTCATGGAGATCGCCAAACTGATGCTCGAAGACGAGCAAAAGATTTTGTTCATGGCCCCTACCAACAAGGCCGTCAAGCAGCTGGAGAAGGCTGCTCGAGCCTATGGCTTGGACATGGACCGCGTCGGCTTCCGCACAGCGCACAGCGCGCTGGGCCTGTCGCTGATGCCCACCGACGAGAAGAAGTACGCTGCCCAAGTGCGTGACAGCGTCGTCGGTGATTACGACATGGTGGTCTGCGACGAAGCCTCGATGCTCGGCGAGATCTTCCTGTTCAACTACATGATCCCGGAGCTGGAGAACGCCAAGGTGTTCTGCCTGCTGATGGGTGACAACATGCAGCTGCCGCCGGTGAAGGAGAAGGAGTCGCGGGCCTTCACCCTGTTCCCTACGGCTGAGCTGACCCAGGTCGAGCGCCAGAAGAACAACCCGGACGGCACGCCGAACGGCATCCTGGAGATCACTCACCCGCTGCGGGAAGCGATCAAGAACAACACGATCTACCACTTCAACAAGGTGCCTGACCACAACGTCACGGTGCTCAAGTCGGGTGACTTCCTGAGAACGATTGTCGATCAGTTCGATCTGACCACCGACCTCGAGGACGTCCGTGTCCTGGCCTGGCGCAACTTCCGCGTGAACGACATCAACAATGCCATTCGCGCCAAAATCTATGGCCCTGATGCCAACCGCTTTGAGATCGGTGAACGCCTGGTACTGGGCAGCCCGATCCAAAAGGATGGCGAGACCATACTGGCCACGGACGAGGAGTCCATTGTGGCCGCGGTGGTCGAGAGCCAGATGTTCGACGAGGAGACCAGCACGAAGTGGAAGACGTGGCTGATCACCCTCCATCCTGTGTATGCTGACGTCAAACAGGTCTTCGCCCATGTGCTGCACGAAGACGAGTTCGAGCGTTACCGCCAACACACCCAGAAGCTGACCGACAAGGCCTTGGACATTAAGTCCAAGGGCGGCAACCCCAACTGGGTTTGGAAGCAGCTGCACCAGTTCAAAGACCTGTTTGCCGACCTGAAGTATTGCTACTGCATCACGGTCCATCGCAGCCAGGGCAGCACCTTCAAACGTGTCATGGTCGATGTCAAGGATCTGCTGGATAACCCAACCCGCAGTGAACGGCAGCGGCTTTTGTACGTGGCCTTCAGCCGGCCACAAGTGGAATTGATCATCAATAAGCTGGGGTTCAAGGCTTGAACTTACCCAGCACAGGAGCCTAATTATGAAAGTCGTAGAAAAAGCGGGCCACGCACCCCGTACACCAATCGACTATGCAACGCTGGCTGAGTTCTACAACGCGCTTGAGGTCGGCGGCGCGGTGGAGATGGACGCTGTCTACAACATCACCAACTTCAAGGAAGCCCTGGCCCGCCGTGGCCTGGTGCTGAAGACCGACGTGGATGCCTTCAGCCACGGTGGCAAGACCCTGGTCAAGCGACTCACTCAGGCCGTAATGACACAGGAATAAGCCATGTACTATTTCCTTCAGTTCAAACCGGACAAGAAGGAACCATGGCGGATGTATACAGAGGAGCAGCTTGAGAAGGCTGATCTCCCAGGTCCTCCTGCGTTCAAAACTGTCCTGATGGTTGACCAAAACCCTGAAGAGGTCACGGAGAACGGCCTCAACGCTGTGGAAACCGTGCTCTACATGGGCCCGATGTACTTTGACTTTGACGACGCAGACGACATCGACAACGTGCTCGGTGAGGTCAACGCCGTCATCGACTACCTGATGAACAAGCTGGACATCCCGGCTGACTTCATCCACTGCTGGCTGTCAGGTGGCAAGGGCGTACACATCACCGTGCCTGCCCAGATTTTTGGCGTCAAGAAACCTACAAAGTTCCTGCCGATGATCTACCGCGAGATCATGCTGACCGTCCTCAAGGGCGCCGGCCTGACCTCGCCCTGCACCCTGGATGAATCGGTGTACAGCTGTGGGCGTGGCCGCATGTGGCGTTGTGAAGGCGTACCGCGCCCTAACACCGGCACCTTCAAGGTCGGCACCAACCCTAACGAGCTGTCGCAGATGGACAGCGACGAGTACCACTCGATCGTTGCCGCCGAGCGGCCGAAGATTGCCACTCCGGAGCCAGGCAAGAACGTCAGCTTTCCCAAGGCCGAGCAGCTGCTCAAGGCTGCCAAGGTAGCCGCGACCCGCAAGGTCAAGGCTATGAGCGCCGCCTGTGTGGTGCCTCGTGAGGCCATGCGGGAGTGGGAAGGCATCCCGGGCTGCATCCTCAAGCTGATCACCGAGGGTGACGCGGGCAACTCCAACTGGAACCAGGCTGCCATGCAGCTGGCTGCCTACATTGCCGCGCGCTACGACAAGTCGGAGGAGGCCGAGTACATGCAGTTGTTGGTCGAGCCGTTCGTGAAGAACGTCGAGTCCAGCAGCCGTCCATCGGCCACCGAGCGGCGCAAGCATGTGCAAGGTCAGCTGCACCGTACCTTCAGTGGGTCGATCAAGTTTGCACCTGGTGCTTTGATCGCCACCATCGGTACACCGTGCCGCCAGTGCCCCATCTGCCGCAGCGACGTGGCCAACGGGGAGACCTCACAGGCGGACGTGGCCAACTTCAACACAGCGGTGAAGATCCGCTGGGACCCGAGTGGCTACTACCTGGTGGGCGAGGACAGCAGCAGGCAGCTGACCAACTTCACCTACTGGCCTCACACCGAGGTGTTCGAGCTGGAGCACTACACCAACGAGGCCGGCCATACAGCCTGGCGTAACAGCGCTCGAAAGGAGCTGGTAGGCAAGCTGATCGTGGACGGCAGCACCGAGGTGGTGGAGATCATCGCAACGGAAAAAAGCTGGGGCTCCAAGCGTGACCTGATCCACACCTTCAAGGGTCACAACGCCGCGGTGTATTGTGGCGACAACGAGATCCAGAAAATGATGGTCGCCCTGCTCAAGTTCGCACGGGACAAGGCCGACGATAAGGAGTTAGAGAAAATGGTCCGAGCAAACGTCTGCGGGATTGTGTTTGACCGTGGGGAGCGGGCCACTATCGCTCACTACGTGGAAGCCAACAACGCGATCACCCAGCTGGGTGCCCGCAGCCCTTACCGCTTCCGGGGTGACTTCAAGCAGTCGCCAGCCTTGATCAACGCCAGCAACCCGCTGCCCGACGACGAGCAGCTGGCCACCGCGATCAAGGCGCTGTGCAACGTCAACGAACCCGTGCAGGTCGCACTGATCCTGGGCTGGTTCGTCTCGTGCCACTTCCGTGAGCACATCCAGTTCGACGAGCCACAGTTTCCGCTGCTCAACATCTTCGGCAACGCCGGTGCTGGCAAGTCCTGCCTGGCCATGCTGACGGGCAACATCAACGGCATCGACTACAGCCGCGTTGACTTCCAGAACGTGGAAGTCGGCACCATGTTCCCCCTCACGCAGTACGTCAGCAGCAGCACCACGGTGCCGCGGTTGATCGAGGAAGTGAACCCGGTGCAGCTGGGCCAGAACCGCTACGGTCAGATCCTGGGCATCCTCAAGGCAGCCTGGAGTCACTCGCCTATCCAGCGTGGCCGCATCGGCGCTGACCGGGAGTTGAGCGTCAGCGAGGATCGGGTGTCGGCCCCACTGGTGTATACCAGTGAGCAGTCGGCCACCGCCCCAGCGCTGCGCAGCCGGTCAGTTGAAGTCAGGCTGCAGGCCAAGTCGCTGCAGAACCAAACCTACCGCGACAGCTACAAGGTGGCGGTGAAGAACCGCAGCGCGTTGTTGCGGATGGCGCGGGCCCTGGTCACCGTGGCACTGGGCACCTCGCCTAGCGCCATCGGCAAGATCATGGACAGCAAGGCCAGCCTGATCCACAAGGGCATGGACGATCGCCCACGGTGGAGCATGCAGTGCGTCCTCACCGGGCTGCACATGCTGATCCACACCATGGAAGAGTTCGAGGTCGGCGGCGTTGAGGAAGTGCAGCGCCTGGAATCCACCTTGATCGCCTACCTGGGTGGACGTGTGGCGGAAGTCGAGCGTGGCAAGTCGGCATCGGAAGTCGACCGTGTCCTATCTGCCCTGAACATCATGGCCGACGATACCTTCGACGAGCGTCTGCGCTTGCTGCCCACCAAGCACTACTGGCGCCAGGGTGATTCGATCTACCTGGTCTTGCAGTCTTGTGTGCCGCGCTACCAAAGCTACTGCAAGAGCATCGGCGAGGTGCCGGTCTTCAAGCAGTTCAACCAACTGACCCAGCTGATCGAAGGCGAGGTCTACTTCGAGCGGATTGAGGCTCACCCAGAAAACCCTGAGATCGAGGTGTACGTTATCAACGCCGCCAAGCTCTCGCTCAAGGGCACCATCATGAACAACTTCCGCCGCGACACGGAGGCCGCAAGCCAATGAATGAGAATTACGCTGATCCCATTGACCGTGCGGTCGTTGAACAGGAACGCCTCCTCGAGGAGCACTTGCGCCTAGCGCGTGAGAAGCCCGTCGAGCGGCTGTCGTACATCGGCAAGTGCCATAACTGTGGTGAGCCCCTGGCAGATCCTCTTCGCTTCTGCGACGTGGACTGCCGGGATGACCACGAGAAGATCCAACGCAGCAGAGCCCAGAGGGTTTACTGATGGCAGCAAGTCTCCATGACTTGATGCTCACGGTCGGGGTGGGCAACCACCCCGGATGGTTCAGGGACATCCCATTGCCGTTCTGGCCGATGCAGCATCAGCTCGACATGATCCGCAAGTATCCCTGGAACGACCGTTACGGGGATTTTTCTGAGCCAGGCGCAGGCAAGACGTACCCGGCCCAGGTCCACGCAATCATGATGGCAGCCATGGGCAACCGCGTGGTCTTCACCACGCTGCCAGGCTTGATCCCTCAGTTCATGGCCGAGTTCGAGGTGTTCTTCCCGGGTGTCACCAAGCACCTGAAGATCGAGCACCTGGACTGCACGGCTGACCAGAAGAAAAAGAAGGAGCGCATCTGGGACGTGGAGGGCTGGCCAGACATTCTGGTGCTGTCCTACGACATCTACCGGCTGTACAACGACAAGAACCTGGTCAAGAAGATCGGAAATAATCAATGGAAAATCAGGAATATCAATGAGTTAGGTACTCCATTGGAGTTCGCAACCAGCTATCACCTGGAAGCGGACGAGCCTGATGAACCCGGCAAGCCTGGCAGGAAGAAGGGCGAGCCGCGCTTTCCCAACGCCCAGCCGTATACCAAGGACGGCCGGATGGTGAACAAGTCCGGCAAGGCCACGAACCCCAAGCGCCTGCAGCTGAAGGAGCACGGCTACAACGTGCTGTTCTTCGACGAAGGCGATGCGCTGTGCGGCATGGATTCGATCCTGTCGGAGTCAGTGTTCGAGATGTCGACGACGCTCAAGGGTGACATCGCCATCTACATCCTGACCGGCACCCCGATCCCGACCAAGCTCCACAACGCCTACGGGCTGATCAGACTGATCAACCCCGAGGCATACCTGAACAAGGCCTCGTTCATCCGGCAGCACTGCGAGCAGCAGGAGTTCCGCATCCCGCTGCCGGGTGGCAAGACCAAGAAGATCAAGGACATCGTGGGTTATCTCAACACCGAGAAGATCTACGACAGCCTGTGGAAGAACGCTCACCGAGTGCAGAAGCGCGACGTGATCCCGATGCCGGAGCCAATCATCAGCGAAGTGCCGGTGAGGCTGTCTGGTCGCCACCTGAAGCTGTATCGCCAGGTGATCAACGACCGCTTCGCCATCCTGGGCGACCGGGTACTGGCGCCGGACAACTCCTCGGCGCTGCGGCACATGGCGCTCGAGCTGATCAGCTGCCCAAGCAAGTTCGACCCGACACTCACCGAGTGCGACGAGCTGGCCAAGGCAACTGGGGATCTGGTCGAGTCGATCAACCCTGGACCGAAGCGCAAGCTGATCATCTTCGCGTTCTACCGCGGAGCCATCGAGCAGCTGGCCATGCAGTTTGCCTACCGCAAGACGGCGATCGTCTACGGCGGCATACCTGATCGCAAGGAGCAGATCGACAAGTTCCTGCACGATGATGAATGCGACACGATCATCATCCAGTGGGTCTCTGGTGGTGCCGGCCTCAACCTGCAGGTCGCCGGCTACATCATCTTCTACGAATGCCCAACGTCACCCAAGGCAGCCAAGCAGGCGATCGCCAGGGCTGACCGTAAAGGGCAGGTGAACATCGTCAACGTGTACTTCATGCGAGTGCGGGGCACGTTGTCGGATAGGAACTTCAAGGCGCTGTTGGCCAATGAAGAGAGCAACAACCGGGCGATCAAGGACAAGCATGACTTGCTCCATGAACTTCTGGGTTGACAGAGGGCAAGGCTGCTCTGTATAAATCAGCCTGCGCTAGCGGAAACCTCGCTAGTTGCCGATGATAATGACGATGACAGTGACACCCAAACCATACCGATACTCAAGCTGAGAGAGATAATTACCATGGCACTTAAACGCGCAGCAGCACCTACCGAAGAAACCCTGGCAGCAGAAAAGAAAGCAGCCGATGCGAAAGCAGCCGCCGCTTCCCAGGTTGACGACGTGAAGGCAGAAGCCACCACGACCGAAACCACCGCAGCCAGCGACGTCAAGGACGATGCCCCACCTGTAGGTGACGCGAAGCCTGAAGCAGAAGACGAAGCCGCAGCCGCGACTGACGCTCAATCCGAAGCCCAGCCTGACGCCGAGCCCGTCGCCGAAGCCGCAGCCGCGACTGAAGCCGAGGCAGCCGCCAAGCCAGAAGTACAGCCTGAAGAAATCAAGCCGCGTGAAGTGGCAACCGTTACCGAAGGCGCTGTGGCCGTGACCAACGCTGACCGCCACGCAAGTGCGGCTGAGCAGTTCACCAAGTCCATGGCTGAGCAAGGCTACGAAGGCCTGGCCATCACCGGCATGTCCTTCGACCGTCTGAAGCTGCATGAAGCCAAGTTCCAACTGGGCAGCGAAGAAGTTTCGCTGGGCGAAGTGCTGGATCTGGTCGTGCTGAGCACCCGCAACATCTACGTGGTTCGCCAGTTCGCTGGTGAAGGCGCTGAGATGTTCTACAGCTACGACAAGTTCGGTAAGACCCTCTCTGATGGCACCAGTGCCCAGGACACCCTGGACAAGTGGAAGGACGACGGCTACGGCACCGAGACCGACCCGCTGGACATCAAGGAATACATCGAAGCGATGTCCCAGCTGAAAAACCGCGACGACGAATACATGGATCACATGGTCTCCCTGTCCATCCCGCCTGCTTCCAAGGCGCGTCTGGCTGGTGCCATGGCTGTAGGCCTGCGCAAGTTCAAGTGCGATCCGGCTGATCTGGTTATCCGTTGCAGCGTCGGCAAGAAAGTCGGCACCGGCGACAAGGCGTTCCGCCCTTGGAACTTCACCGCCATCGGCGACCAAAACGCGATGGCTGCTGAGTAACTTCAGCGCTTGACCGGGGCCCGACAGGTAACACTGTCGGGCTTTTTTCCCTCCGCAAACAGGACTGATCCAATGAACGAACTTACCCAAGGCTTCACGTCAGCAAACAGCGCCCTCGCGCTGGTCAAGCACATCTGCCCAGACCTGACCCCTGAAGACCAACAGGCCATCGTGGACAAACCGTTCCATGTGATGGTCGACGAGCTGGCCAAGCCTGGCCAGACGATGAAGGACGAGCTGAAGTTTACCGGCTTCCTTCAACTGCTGCAGATCTGCGGCGCGGTGATCAACCGCGGCAACGAGCTGGACAACGTCAAGAAGCGTATCGTCTACAACAAGGACCTGCCGCTTGAACCTGCTTTCAACCTGCCAAGCAGCCAGGGCCTGGGCATGGCCTACGACGCTCTCGACGCCGACAAGATGCACATGCTGCACATGGCCGTCGGCCTGGCCGGTGAAGCGGCTGAGATGCTGCAGCAGGTTGTAAGCTACGTCCTCGGCGCCCAGTTGGACGGTGAGAACGTCCGTGAAGAAGGCGGTGATGCTGCGTTCTACATCGTCGGCCTGCTCAACGGCATCCAGACCGACCTGGACGAGACGCTGACGGCCAACAAGGCCAAGCTGCTCGGCAAGCGCTACAAGAACGGCTACAGCGATGCTGCAGCCCAAGCCCGCGCTGACAAAGCCCCAGGACAATAACCATGAGCACTCTGACCAAAGAGAACATGCTGGGCAAGGAATACCGTGACAAGATCACCGGCTTCACCGGCACGGTCACGGCGTTCTGCAGCTACCTCACCGGCTGCGACCAGGTAGGCCTGACCCCCAAGGTCAACGCTGAAGGCAAGACGTCGCCGAGTGAGTGGTTCGACACCGGCCGCGTGGAGTTCGTCAGCGACGGCATCACCGCCAAGTCGGTGCAGGCCGAGAAGAACGGTGGCCCCAACCGTGACGCCCCGCGGCTGTAAGGGGCAGCAACACCCGCTGTAAAAACCTCAATCCATTCGCTACAAGGAATCACATTATGTTCGGTGCAATCGGTCGTATCCTGGGTAAAAAAGCAGTCAACTCCATGGCTGAACTGAAGAAGGTCGAGAACAAGGACCTGATGGAAGCCATCGTCGCAGCCAGCTTGCTGGTGGCCTACGCCGACGGCAGCTGCGGTGACGACGAGATCCTCAAGCTGGACGAGCTGGTGCGCTCCAACCCTGCGCTGGCCCACTTCGGCAGCGAGATCAGCCAGACCATCAACCGCATCAGCGCTCAGCTGAAAGCCAACTTCCTGGTGGGCCGCGTGCATGTGAAGCGCGAGATCGGCGACATCAAGAACAACAAGCAGGACGCTGAAGAAGTGTTCGTCAACGCGATCGCCATGGCCCAGGCCGACGGCGACATCAGCGCCGACGAGAAGAAAGTCCTGCAGGAAATCGGCCGCGAGTTCGGCCTGCGCCTGGAAGACTACGGCCTGCAAGGCTAAGCCGCCACCCCATCGCTCCCGCCTTCTGGCGGGAGCTTTGTTTAAGGAGTGTCACCGATGCACGCAATCTACGTCGATCACATGGGCAACGACCTCTCGGTGGTGAAGGCTGCGAAAGTCAGCTTCGCCAACGACGTCGAGGTCTCCAGCTTCATAACTCGGCTCGACGCCGAGCTGCACGAAAAGGCCACCGGCCAGAAGATCCGCAGCCACGAGGCGCTGATCCAGTACCTGGCCAGCCACGACCACTGGACGCCGTTCGCTCACACCAGCATCACCCTGCGCATGGCAGCGCCGGTGCCGATCCGCACCCAGTGCTTCAAGCACAAGGTCGGCTTCGTCGAGAACGAAGAGAGCCGCCGCTACATCAGCGAGCGCCCGGTGCTGTTCGTCCCGAAGGCGTTCCGCCTGGCGCCCGACGGCGACAAGGTCAAGCAGGGCAGCGCCGGTGTTCACCCGAACAGCGACGTGATCATGCAGGCGTACAAGCAACGCTGCGAGGACATGATCAAGTTCTACGAAGAGCTGGTGAAGCAGGGCGTGGCGCCAGAGCAGGCCCGCTTGGTGCTGCCGCAGGGCGTCGAGGTGAACTGGTACTGGACTGGCAGCCTCTATGCTTACGCCCAGGCCTGGATCAAACGTACCGACAGCCACGCACAGGAAGAGATCCAAGACCTGTTCGAGCCGGTAGGCGAGATCATGACCAAGTTGTTCCCATTCAGCTGGAAAGCACTCACGGCGGTGTAATCATGAAAGCAATGCTCAAGTTTCCCCTGCAGACAGGTGCCAACACGCTGCGCATCCCTGGTGGGCTGAAGTACAACTGCCACGTAGCCCACCAGCCTGGGCAGCCTGCGCCCTTGCAGCTGTGGCAGCTGGTCGACACAGCCGAGCAGGCCGTGGCCGAGGACGTTTACGTCTGCGTCACCGGCGAAGAACTGCCGGAAGGCTTCCACTACACCAGCCTGGGCACCGTGCTGATGGCAGGCGGTGGCTTCGTTGTCCACGCCCTCCACGTACAGAAACCGTCTCCTGCCCTGGCAGTGATGCCGACCAAGGAGTAACTATGGCTGACCAACCCCTTCAGATCATCGACTTCAGGGCGTGCATCAAGCACGCCTACTACGGTGTCAGCGAGAAGTCGCTGCACTGTGTGAAGCTCGACCGCAAGTTTGCCGAGTGGCAGGCTGGCGCAGCGGACTTTCTGACCCGCTACATTCGCCCCATCCTCGTGGCTGGGGGTTCCCCGCGCGAGATGATCGTCGCCCACGATGGCGGCAAAGCGTACCGGACTGGCATCTACAAGGACTACAAAGGCCAGGCATCAAAAGACGACAAGAACAAAAGCCCTATCGAGATCGCTCAGTACAAAGAGCTGATGATCTGGGCCCGCAAGTTCTTCGCAGCCATCGGCGCCACCCAGATCCTGGTTGACCAGGTGGAAGCGGACGACGTGATCGGCTGGATCTGCAAGATGATCGAAGGCCCCAAGGACATCCACACCGTCGACCAGGACATGCTGGTGCTGGTGGATGACGACACCATCGTGAACATCAAGGGCGTGCCGTACCACGGCACCAACGGTGTTTACCCTGAAGACCACGAGCTGGCCGGCGTGCCTTACCGGCTGACCAGCTTCGTCAAGTCGATCATCGGCGATGACTCTGACAACTACAAAGGCGTCAAGGGCATGGGTCCGGCGAAGATCCACGCGCTGATCAAGTCCGTGGGCATCGACGGTCTGGACGAGCTGGCTGCCATCGTGGACAGCGGCAACACCGACCTGCTGGACGAGGCTATCGAGGCGTCCGGCGACAAGAACCTGATCAAGCTGAAAGAAAACTTCTCCGACTGGAAGCTGGGCTGGCGCCTGGCCTGCCTGAAGCCGGAGCTGTGCTGGAAGCCTCGCCTGCGTAAGCTGGTGAAGCCGAAGATCCTCAAGCGTGTGCCGAACGCCAGGCTGCTGTACGAATGCCTGAAAGAGATCGGCTGCGAGGACATGTGGGAAGACGAATACAGCGGCTTGGTGCCGACGCCAATGCTGGTCGACTCGACCAACTGGGCGGAACTGAAGGACGCCATCTTCGCCAAGATCAAAGCGGGCGACGTTACCGCGTTCGACTATGAGTCCTCCGACAAGACCCAGGTGCGGGACTTCCGCATCGCCTCCACGCAGGGCGGCAACTACGTCGATATGCTCAGCCAGGTGCTGGCCGGGGCGTCGTTCAACTTCGGTCGCCACCTGGAGAACGTGATCTACGTTCCGGTTGACCACCGTGCCTCGAACAACGTGAACAAGGAAGTGATCCTCGAGATCCTCGAGTTCGCTGGCAAGCACACCCAGCGCGTGGCTCACAACGCCATGTTCGAGGGTGTGGTGACCCAGACCAACCTGGAAGTCTGGCTCAAGGACATCCACGACACCCGCATGATGCAACGCTTCTACGACGAGAACATGGAAGCGGGCCTGAAGGCCTTGTCGCTGAGCTACCTGGCCTACGAGCAGGAGTCGTTCCACGACACCCTGGCCAAGGGCAACGACGGTGATGGCGCCAGCATGATGTGCGAGCTGACCGCCGAGGAAACCCTCAGCTACGGCGCCGACGACTCCCTGGTCACCGGCAGCCTGTACGATCTGCTCAAGCTGCTGCTCAAGCTGGACGGGCAGTGGGAGTTCTACCGCCGTTGGGCTGTGAAGCCTACCGAGGTGCTGCAGCGAGCCTACGTGGCTGGCGTCGACATGAACTGGGCAGCGCAGAAGCGCATCCATGCCCAGGACTTGAAGACCATCGAGGAGGGCATGATTGAGCTGCGCGAGATCCTCGAGAAGAACGTCACCGGCAACATCACCAACGGCTGCAAGACGCTGATCGACGCCGAGCAGGACTATGTGTTCCGCGCGGCCAAGAAAAAAGCCGACGGCAACGTCGACGTGGCCAAGGGCAAGGTGGCTGAGTGGCGCAAGAAGCTGGAAGCGTCCTGCCAATACACGCCGTACCGGGAAGAGAACGTGATGCCGTCGTTCGCCTTCACCGAGAAGCAGCTGGCACCGGCGATTGAAAAGCTGGGCCTGCCGGTGCTGGAGAAGCTGACGCAGACTGCGATCGCAGCCTGGTATCAGGAGTCCGGAGCCGCGGGGTTCGAGGACGAGTGGCTGGTCAACGGCGAGCAGCGGGCGTTCATCAAGGCAATGGCTGCGGCGATCGCAGACGGTGCCATGAAGGTCACCGAACTGCGCAAGAAGGCCGAGGAAACGCAGGACGACAAGGCTTACGCCAAGCTCGAGAAGGCTGAAAAGGCCTACGAAGAGTTCGGTCGCCTGGTGCAGCACCATGCCGATGTCAAGCCAACCGTGGTCAAGTTCGGCGACCCGCTGAACGTGGGCAGCCCGGTGCAGATGCAGCACCTGCTGTATTGCAAGATCGGTATCCCGGTCAAGCTGCGCGGCAAGAAGGCAGGCGTCGGCCGGCTGTCCGTCGGCATCAAGGAAGCAGGCCCGTCGACAGACGAGCAGGCGATCCTCACAGCGCTGGCGAACGACGTGCTCGAGGAATGCTGGCAGCGTGATGCGCTGACCATCCTTCGTCGGGTCAAGTCGGCCAATACACGCTGCAGCCTCTACCACGACAAGTACCCGATGTGGCGGCACGTCGACGGCAAGGTCCACCCGACCATCACCGACGCTGGCACCGACACCACCAGGCCTACCGGCAGCTCGCCGAACATCCTGGCAGTGGCGAAACGCGGCGAAGGCAAGGTCATGCGGACGATCTACATCCCGCCGCACCCTGACTATGTCGCGGTGGCAATCGACTTCAACGGGCAAGAGATCCGGCTGATGGCCAACCTGGCCAACGATCCGGTGATGATGTCGGTTTACGATCCGGCCAACGAGAAGGACTTGCACAGCATGACCGGCTCGGGCATCGCCAAGAAGTCCTATGAGGACTTCATCGCGGCCAAGGACGACGAGAACCACCCGCTGAACAAGATCACCGTGGCGATTCGCGGCAAGGCCAAGACCGTAAACTTCGGTATGGCCTACGGTGCTGGTGCAGGCACGCTGTCCCGCAACCTGATCGTGCCGGTCGAAGAAGCCAAGGCCTTGCTGGACGGCACCTTCGAGCTGTACACCCGGATTCGTCCTTGGCAGGAAGAGACCGGGAGGTTCATGGAGCAGCACGGCTACACGCTGACGGCCTTCGGCACCAAGCGTCACGCCACCAACGACATCTTCAGCGAGGACAAGGGCAAGGTGGCCAGGCAGCATCGCCAGGGCACCAACGCCACGATCCAGGGCTCGGCAGCGCAGATGTTGCGCATCGTGCTGACCCGCATCGCCGAGAGCGGCATCATGGACCGGCTGCGCATGGTGTTCTTCGCACCGATCTACGACGAAGTGGTGTCGTGGGTGCATAAAGACGACGTGTACGACTACTGCCAGGAAGTCGGGCGGTACATGGAAGAGTCGACACCTCCTGGGCACAAAGTTCGCCAAGTGCCGGAGTTTTCTATCGGCGCCGACTGGGGTAGAGTGCGGGAGCTGGGCCGCGACATCTCGAAAGAGAACGTCGCCAAGTTTGTTGCTCGAGCGCTCGAGGAAGGGACGGACATCTGGGAGAAAGACCTGATTCAGCCGTTCGATCCTATCCGCAAACCAACCTACGTCGAGCTGGATGAAGACGAGGAGGCTGAAGTTGAAATCATCGCCGACTAAAGGCGGCTGGTGGGAGAAGTTCAAGGAGGCTGTCAACAGCCTCCCTGACGGCCCTATCAACCGAACCGAGCCAGGCCGGCCCATCGCGGTCGGCTACAAGGTGCCGGGGCAACCGCTCCTCGTAACCACGGCTGACAAGCTGCCTGATCCCACAGCGGTCTACCTGCCAGACGGTTCGATCCTCGACATCGACAAGATGCTCGCGGAGAACACCCGGCTGCTCGAGGATCTGCAGAAGACCCGGCTGTTACTGCGCAACGCCCAGCACGCTGAAAGCCTGCTGATGCGGCGTATCGAGGTACTGCGCAAGAAGTGGCCTGCCATCCATAAACAGTTTTTCACCGCACAAGGAACCGCATCATGAGCTTTAACGGACAGAGCGTCAGAGCACTGGCTCACGACTACGAGACCACCGGCGTCGACGCAGGCACCTGCGGCGTGCTCCAGTCGGCCCTGTGGATCGTGAACCTCCACCAGGACGGCACGTTCAGCGTCGAGGACAAGGACCTCATGCTGCTCAACCCCGGCATGGACATCCACCCGGAAGCCTCCAAGGTCCACGGCTACTATGCCCACGACCTGGTGGACGAGCTGCCGTGGGAGAAGTACCTGGGCGAGCAAATGCAGACCGTCAACGAGATGAAACTCGACGCGGTCATCGGCTACAACAGCGCCTCCTTCGACAACCGCATCGCTGCCCGGGTAGGTTTTCAGGCACCGAAGTCGATTGACCTGATGAAGGCAGCCCGCAAGCTGAAGACCGAACACAAGTGGCCGAGCGCCAAGCTGGTTCACTTCTACGAGCACCTGATCGGTGAGCCCATGAGCGGCGCCCACGACGCCTCGGTCGACGTGGACGCCACCCTGAAGTGCATCAAGCCGCTGTTCAGCTGGGCCAAGGTCGAGACCCTCGACGAGCTGATGGTCTGGATGAAGGGCGAAGACGGCACCCTCGACATGAAGATCGGCTTCGGCAAGCACAAGGGCAGCAAGGTGAAAAACCTTGACCAGTCCTACTGCAAGTGGCTGCTCAGCGACAAGTGCGAGATGCTGTTCTCCACCGAGTTGCGCGAGGCGCTGTATCTGCGCCTGGCGCAAGCAATATGATGCTGGTAGGCGTGACCGGACTGGCCAGGTCCGGTAAAGACCACGCATCTGACTACCTGGCCAAGGAGATGCAGCTGTACAAGTACGCCTTCGCGGAGCCGCTGAAGACCATGCTGAAGTCGGTCTTCGGTGACCACTTCCATGAAGGCGATCGCAGCGGTATCTGTCCTGAAACCTGCAAGTCGTTCCGGGTAATGATGCAGACACTCGGCACGGAGTGGGGCCGCGAGATGATGAACCCACAGGTGTGGGTGAATCTGGTGGCGCGGCGCTGGCGGGAGGTCAGCGAGGGCAATACACTGGTGCAGAACGGCACCATAGCCAGCTACATGGCGCGGGGGATGATCCTTAGCGATGTGCGCTTCGACTCGGAAGCCGAGTGGATTCAGCTCAACGGCGGGGTGATCCTGGAGATCGTCCGGCCGGAGCAGAAGACGCTGGGTGAAAAGCTCAAGTCGGTAGTCGGCATCGCCGGCCACCAGAGCGAGAAGGGCATCAGCCGTCACTACATCACCCACACCATCGTCAACGACGGCACGCTGTTCGACTTCGACATGAAGCTGATGGGCATCGTCGACGAGCTGTTGGGGCGTTTCTGATGGCTGCGAGCATCGGCGGCGTGTTCGAGAAGGAGATGGTCTTGGTCTTCAGGATGCTGTTTGAGCAGCGCCTGGTGAGCTTCCATCGCCTCACGGACACCGCCGCCGCAGGCTCAGTGGTCGCTGATCAGCCGAGTGACTACCTGCTTGGGCTGCCTTCGGGCAGCGGTAACCTGCAGGATGGGCAGCGGTTGTGCTTCCTCGAGGTCAAGGCCAGCGAGAAGTACCACTCAATGCCCAAGGACGCTGTAAGGCCGGCGCAGCGCGGAGCCATCGGCAGGTTCCGCGCTATGCTGGGCATCCCCTACTACATCCTGTTCTGGGATTCACAGGACGGGGTGATGCAACTGTGGGACGGGATGGCTGTTCACGACACAAGCCGGATCGACAAGAAGTTTCTCCTCGCAACCTGGACAGGCGTGGGGGTGATCAACAAGCTGCAAAAGCAGCGCGTGGCTGACCTCCTGATCGACTACTTCCAGATCCCTCCATATGCTGATACGCTTAACAAATCCCGCTAAGTAGCGGGGTTTCTAATTTAAGGACTGCGGAAAATGACTGATAACGTACTGCTCTCAAAGAAGCGTTTGTTCAAGAACCACGGCAAGACGGTAGGCTGGTGGGAAATCACCGCTGAAGGTCTGCCGGATGACACCGCCCGCCTGGTGCTCCGCTTCGCCAAGACCATGGACGGCGCCGTGGTCGAGAAGTTCTCGGCTGTGAAGGGAAAGAACCTTGGTCGTGCCAACGAAACCACAGCCTACGATCAAGCTGTCAGCGAGCTGAACTCCCGCGTAGACAAGCAGCTGCGCCTCGGCTACGTCGCCACCATCGAAGAAGCAGACGCGCCGAAGACCAACGGCCTGGGCAAGAAGCTGCCGATGCTGGCTGAGCCGCTGAAGAAGGTCGACATCGACGAGATCGACTGGGACAACGCCTTCGTGCAGCGCAAGTTCGACGGTCACCGCTGCCTGAGCGACGACTTCATCTACAGCCGCGGCGGTGTGGGGCACAACGTACAGCACATCCAGGACATCATCAAAGCGAACCCGTCACTGGATGCCCTGCACCTGGACGGTGAGCTGTACATCCACGGCATGACGCTGCAGGCGATCGGCAGCCTGATCACCAAGCCCCGCGAAGAATCCAAGGCTCTGACCTACGTGGTCTATGACTGCGTTAGCGACCAGCCGTTTGAAGACCGCTATGCGCGGGTCGCAGACGCCTTTGCAGCCTCCTGGCTGTCCGGCCTGGACGTTCGGCTGCAGCTCGTGGAAACCCACAAGGTGCGCAACCTGGCCGAGGCCATGGTCTGGCACCGCAAGTGGGTGAAGGAAGGCTACGAGGGCAGCATCCTGCGCTGGGGCCGCGAAGGCTACGAAGACGGCAAGCGCACGAAAAAACTGGTAAAGCTGAAGGATTTCAGTGACTTCGAGGTGAAAGTTGTAGGCTGGGAACTGGCCAAGGAAGCCACCGTCAAGGGTGTCGTCTACCAGATTCCCAAGTTCATCTACGAAGTCGAAACCCCGACTGGCATCAAGACGGCCAAGGCTACAGCGCACGGTACGGTGCCGGAGAAGCACGCCGAGTGGGAAGCCCTGGTGCGCGGCGAGAACATGGGCCGCATGCTGACCATCGCCCACTTCGGCTTCACGCCGGACGGCATCCCGAACATCGCCACCGCCAAGTGCTGGTACAACCCTCTCTAAACCGCGTCACCGGGCTGCGATCGCAGTCCGGGTTCCCATAAGGACTACCCATGAAGAACATCACGATCTTTACAGACCCGCACCTCGGTACAGCGCGCCAAGCGCACACCACCCGCGAGTCGTCAGCCGCCCTGCAGATGTCCCTGTACTGGCAGGCCATGTCCATCGTCAACAACCGTGATTACCCCAAGGTCTGCGTCGGTGACCTGCTGGATAAGTCGACAAACAACGAAGTAATCATCGGCCAGGCACACGACGTGGCCAAAGAATGCGAGTGGGTCCTGGCCGGCAACCACGACGAGACCAACCGCGAAGGCACGCTGTCCACGCTGCGCCTGCTCAAGCAGCAGGGCCTGGACATCATCGCCACGCCTGACCTCACCAACCCCTACTTCGAGGCCCGTGAGTCGCTGTACATGGTGCCGCACCACGCCAGCCAGGAAGTCTTCGAGCAGGCCATGCGCAACGCCGCAGAGCACGCTGCAGCCAACCGTGACGGCCTGGCCAGTTACCTGTTCCTGCACTGCAACTACGACTTCAACCTGGCCACCGAAGACAACACGCTGAACCTGCGCCGCGAGCTGGCAAAGGAGTTGATCGCAGCGTTCGACTTCATCTTCATCGGCCACGAGCACAACGGTTCGGTCGATCTGGGTGGCCAGGTGGTTGTCCTGGGCAACACTCACCCAACCAGCTTCCACGACATAGGCGACAAGTACATCTACCACCTCGAGCTGGAGACGGCAACGCTGACCAAGGAGCTGGTGTGGGCCGCAGCCACTCACTACCGTGAGATCAAGATCGGCGGCGAGATCCCCGACCTTGAAGGCGTGCAGTTCGTGGACGTCACCGGCACCGACAGCGTGGCCAACGCGGTCGAGGTCAGCGAGTTCATCCGCGAGGTCTGGAAGGCGTCCTACTACCAACCTGAAGGCGAGCCTGGCTACGTCACGGAGATGTTCGCCGTGCGCAACAAGGTCGACATCAAGGACAGCCTGCAAGACGTCGACACTGAGTTCAACGAGGTGATCGTCGAGGATCTGCAGACGCGGATCTCCAAAGACCTGGCAGGCACCGACCTGCTGCCGCTGTTCAACGACCTGGTGAAGAAGGTGACGGCATGAACAACTTCCGATTCAACGGCTACTGCAACATCCAGCAGGGCATCCCTGGCTCCACCAACGAGGTGGCAGGCATCCTTGAGGAGCTGGTCAGCGAGGTCGACACGCTGACCACCAAGGGCCTGCTCTGCGAGGGCGACATTGAGCGCCTCGAGCGCGCAGCTGGCAAGGCTGAGCTGTTCCTGCGTCCACAGGCTGTTGAGCCGGCACCGTGGATCGGTGAGCTGGCTGACGCGCAGTTCAACCAGCTGACACCAGCGCAGCATGAGCGCCTGGTCATCCTGATGGAAGAGTGCGGCGAGGTGGTGCAAGTCATCGGCAAGATCCTGCGCCATGGCGTGGAGAGCTGCAGCCCGTTCGGCGCCAGCCAAGAGACCAACGGCGAAGCGTTGCTACGTGAACTGACCGACGTCGGCGCAGCCATCGGCATGCTGCACCTGGATCTGCCGCTGCTGGCCGACGAGCAGTACATGGACGGTGCGATCGACAAGGCCCTGCGCAAGAAGCTCGCCTACTGCCACCACCAGGGCGAAGACTTCAAGGAGTACCTCGACGTCGTGGAGTCGCTGTGATCATCCACAAGACCACCGGCATCGGGCTGACCGAGTGGTGTGGGGAGCGACTGACACCGTTCCCCGAACGGTTGCTGAATTTGAGCAACCCAACCCGGATGGATCGCATCAGGGACGCCTTTGCGCGTCCCGGCTACACCGAAGAAAAGATGGCGGCGATGCTGTACCAGTTGCGCCCGACGAACCTGTTCTACCCCGACCCGGAGGTGGCCAGGGCCAAGGCTGAGTCGCAGCGTCGGTACTACATGGTCAACACAGCTGCCAGCCCTGCGCAGGTGGATCGCCACATCGAGTGGCTGTACCACGAGTTCTGCATGCCTCGTGAAGTAAACCTCAACGCCAGCAGGTTATCGCTGGCGGTTTCCTTAGCCATCAAATCAATGTAACCTCGCTGTTTAGCGACGTTTCTCTAGGAGTTTCCATGGAACTGCTCTCTCTCGTTACCACCAACTTCAAGAAGTTGGGCAACTTCAGCTGTGAATTCACCAAAGGCCTGAACGTCATCGCCGGTGACAACGCACAGGGCAAGTCGACCACGCTGCAGGCCATTGAAGCCGCGCTGTTCGGCGTCACCGTCGTGCCTGGCAAGAAAGAAAACATCCCCACCTGGGGCCAGACCAAGTTCAGCCTGGTGCTGCGCTTCAAGTTGGCACCGGGCAACGAGTTCTACGAGCTGACCCGCACCGGCACCACCGCCAAGCTGATCCGCAACTGGCTCGTTCAGGTCGGCGAGATCAAGGAGCCGGAGATCGTTGCCAACGGCAGCACCCCGGTCACCGCCATGGTTGAGCAGCTGCTTGGCCTGAGCGCCAAGGACTGGAACCTGTTCGTGCAGTCGAAGCAAGGTTCGTCGGCCGGCATCCTGGACTTCGGCGCCGCAGCGCTGAACCGCAAGGTCGAAGAGTTCGCCGGTGTCGACCTGATCGACAAGGTGCAGGCCGAGGCGCAGCGCATGGCTGTGCAGAACACCAGCTACGCCGATGCCAACACCGTGAGCGAGGAGTACATCGCCCAGGCCGGTGCCGAGCAGCAGGCAGCCAGCGAAGCGCGCCAGTTGGCCAGCTTCAACGTCGAGGCCGCGGAGGTAGATCTGAACGGCCACGGCGAATTCACCCTGGAGAAGCCGCCTTCGACCGACGCAATGCGCCAAGCGATCCGCGACGTCGACACCCTGTCCAACAAGATCGAAGTGGCCGAGGTGCAGGTCGCCAACGGCACCAAGCGAGTGGCTGAAGCGGCTGCTCGAGTGGAAGGCAAGAAGGAGCAGGACGCCGACGCCCTGCGTGAAGAGCTGGACGAAGCCAAGGCCATGGGCATCAGCCTGGCAACGGTTGAGAAGCAGCTGCAGCAAGAAGCCGACCACCGCAAGGCTGTGCAGCAGGACACCGACGAGTCGGATCTGACGCTGAACACCCGCCAGGTCGAGTTCGTGGCTAACTGGGCCGAGTTCGATGAAGACGAGCTGCAGGCCGAGATCACACTGCTCGACAAGGCCATCCCAGCCGCCGAAACCGACCTGGCAGCGCGCCAGGAAGAAGTCGGCAAGGCCAAGGCGGCTTACGACAACCTGGTCATGCTGTCCGATGGTGCCGTGTGCCCAACCTGCAATCGCGCCAAGGAAGACCACGATCCGGTCAAGCTGGCTGCCGAGGCTGAAGAGGCTCGCGTCTACAGGGAAAATCGCAAGGCATCAGTGGTGGAGCTGCAGGAGAAAATCAACGCCAGCAAGACCCGCCGCACTGCGCTGCAGGACAAACTGGCTGCCTACAACAAGGCTGCCGCAGCCGTTGACAGTGCAGCTGAGGGCCTCAAGGAGAACACCGCTGCCCTGGCTGCCCTGCGCGGTGCGGCTGTGATCCAGTCCGAGCTGGACGAGGCCACTGAGAAGCTGACAGCCAGCCGTGAGGCATACGCCGAGCTGCAGGCCAAGATCAAGGGTGTCAACGCAGCCAACGAGCAGCTGGCTGCCGATCGCCGCGCGCTGAACACCGCTGAAGAGGAGCTGCTGATGGCCCAGCAGGACCTGGAGCGGTTCAACGCTGACCTGGAGGCCCTGCCTGAGCCACCGACTGATGAAGAGCTGGCTGCAGCCGTCAAGGCCGAGGCCGACTTCCAACTGGCCCAGACCAACTTCAACAGCGAGAAGCAGCGGCTGACCTTCGCGGTCACCGAAGCCAAGTCGGCGCTGAAGTTTGCCGAGCAGGCCCTGGCCAACGCTGAAGGCAAGTGCCAGCAGCACAAGGAAGCGGCTGTGAAGGCGCTGGAGTTCCTGACCACGGCCAAAAAGTACAGCCGCCTGGTTCAGTTCCTGCGCGATCGCCGCCAGGCTTACCTGAAGGAAGTGTGGGACACCATCATGGGCGTCTCGAGCAAGCTGGTTCGCACAGCGTCGAAGGACACCATCACCGCCATCAGCAACGATGAAGGTGAGTTCTTCTACGTGGAAGACGGCACGTTGGCACCTACAGCGTCCGCTTCCGGCGCCCAGAAGGCCATGATCGGTGTGTCGCTGCGTGTGGGCCTGGCCCGTGCCCTGTACGGCAAGGACAGCCTGCTCAGCTTCGACGAGCCGACTGAATCGTGCCGTGAACACAACGCCGCGTCGTTGGCTGCGATGATTGCTGGCAGCGCCAAGCAGGTGCTGCTGATCACTCACCGCGAAACCGACCAGGCGTTGGCCGAAAACATCATCAACGTGGGGGTTTAACATGCGTACCACCCGATGCACCTTTGAAGTGGTCAAGCTGACCAACAAAACCACGGCGCCGTGCGGAAAGTGCGGCAAAAAATGCACCCGGACGAAGGAGTTCATGCAGACGCTTAACCCCTTCAACACCAACGCCGACGGCTCGGTGAAGACGCGCAGCGAGATCCAGGCTGAGCTCTCAGCACAGGCTAAGGCCTACCGCGACCGCAACGAAACCATCTACCACGTAAAATGCGAGGACTGAGCATGTGGCGTATACGAATCACCAGGCTGTTCAGCGAAGTCGGTGGCCTGATCTCAGGCGCCGAAGTCAAGTTCACCTCCCCTGGTGGGCATGAGCGCGTGGTCAGCGGTAAGCTGACCGAGGAAGGCGCGGAGACGGTGTTCGACATGCCTGGCCCCCGCGGCGTACTGACCGTGGAGCAGGGCGACCGTGTCGTCATGGACTTTGAAGTGCTGATCAACAACGACGATGAACTACCCACCGAGGAGCAAGCCGATGAAACTGCCTGAACTTGACGAAGAACGACGCCGCCTCACCAGCCTGGTCGAGCGCATGAAAGGGCTCGAGTCCTTGATCAAGGCTGACCAGGAGGGTGACTTCCTGGACGCCGCCCACCAGGCGCTGCGCACCGTGCGCAGCGAGAAGGGCAAGCTGATGGTGAAGTCCCTGGTGGCAGCGTTGATTGCGGAAGAGATCGCGGACCTGGCCACGTCCGGAGGCGACTTCGACATGCACGACTACTTCCCTGAAGTGGTGTTCACCGGCACTGACTATGCTTCGCGGGAAGAGGGCGGGCCCACCGGCTTCGTCCACGTCGCACCAGGTGCCGAGGCTTCCATCGTTCGTGCCCTGAAGCACATGGGCTCGGTCGGCGGTGAGTATGGCTTCGACGAACGCGGCGGCATCCAGTTTACGGTGGCGCGCAAGCAACTGGAGCTGCATCAAGTCGCTTCGATCTCCGTGCCGCCGGCTGCCATGGGTCCACGGGGATGAAGCAGGTCGTCCACAACCCGGCTGACTACACGGACGACAGCACCGCCTGGAACGATCCAGGCAGCCTGGCTCCGGTGGGCAGCGACATCATGATCCAGATGCCGACGGGCACTGCGATCCATCACCCTGAGTGGCCGGACGCGGCCATCAGCAACAAGGACGAGGTCGTCCAGGTAAAACGCACGGCGCACATCTCTGACAAGACCCGCGCCATGCGGTACGAGCTGCTCGACGGCAGCTATGTTTTCGGCCGGTTCCGTTGGACACACGGCTGACAGCAAAAGGGGCAGCGATCGCTGCCCCTTCCCCCACTCCCTCTTGTACCGCAACAAATCCCCTATGTAGCAATAATCGTGGACACCCTTCGGATCGCCCTGACGGGGTAGTCGAACTCAGCCTTGTCTTGTGCGTCGGCGCCGGTGGTGAACCGTTTGGAATGTACCCACAGCGCGCCGCTTGGGCCTTGGGTAGCCGAGTAGTAATAGTCAGTCGTCATGTTGTTGGTGCCGGTAGACCTGAAGTCCGACAGCGTCGTCCTTGACGGGTTACCTGCCACATAGTTCGACGTAGGAGGCACAGCGTAAGCGTTGGCGCCAGACGAGTTCACGTTCCGTGTGGCGTTAGGCTTCAGGTTACGGTAGACGATCTCAAGCTCGAGCTTCGACGGGATGTACCAGTCGTTGAACCCTCCAATCGTCATCGCCATCACAGCCTCTTGCGCCGGGAAGTTGGAGATGCCAGCCGCAACCATGTTCTCCTGGATAAGTTTACCGTCGTTAAGAGACGTGTTGCCCGAGAAGCCGAGGGCGTCGTTCTTGTACACACTGGCCGGCACCTCACCGGATGCTCGAGGCGACAGCACGAGGTTGTAGATCACGCCGTCGATGGTGATCTGGCCATAGTAGAAGCCACCCTCGTAGGCAGCGCCGATCGCCGGTGGAGCTACGGTCACCACCGGAGGGATAGTCATACACAGCATGGCCAGGTTCAAGTGAACGCCCCCTTCCTGCCGAGGATCGTGGTGCCGTTTTCGGTGCTGAAGATGTACTCAATGATTTTGTTGGCCGCAGGCGCGCCTGGGTAGGTGCCGCCCGACGTCAGCCAGGTGACGCCGTTAATGGTAAGCGTGCGGGCTGTGCCACCTTGAGTGACCCGCACCAACCAGCTATAGCTCTGGCCAACAGGCACTGGTACGTTCGTGAAGTTGATCGTGGTGTTACCCGACAAGGTCAGGTTGAAGACCTGCGCTGCACCCACGTTCAGCGACTGCGTGCCTGTGGTTGCACCGTTAACCACCAGGTCGTCGAAGATCATTGCCTTGGCGTTTCGCAGCGTCCAGGTGTTCAGGGCCGTGCGCTTGAGCATCACAGCGCCGTACCGGCCTGGCACCTTCAGCGTGGTCGGCGTGTTGATTGTCACGCCCGCGCCTGCCGCGATGGTCACAGCGCCCGCGCCTGCCTGCTCGATAAGGACCTCGGCGTCGTCTGGCCAGGCAGCCGTCGATTGAGGCGGCACGGTCACGACGGAGGCTGCAGCGTTGTTCATCTGCACGTAGCCGTCGTTCGCCGTCAGCGTGCGCGCTGTGGTGGTGTCGACGCTGACGATTGGCTTGACCGACAGTGGCCACTCCATCATCAGGAAGCTCCCGCCCGCAGCCAACACCTCGACGTTGTCGAACGCTGCCTGCGTCTGCATGCGCGTGATTCCGGCCAGCGCGGTGCGAGCTCCTGGTGCGATGGTGATCCGCCCGCCGAGGGTGCCCTGCACGATCTTCACCCTGAAGCCGTCGGTCACGGTGCCGATAGTCACGGTGACGTCACTGAAGCTGTTCAGGTAGACGACCTTGCCGCTGTGACGATCCTCGAGCGTGACGTTACCGTCGATGATGCCCGGGGAGATGACGTGGCCACCCGCGTTGTATTCGATAAAGCGCGGGTCCGCGTAGAGCTTGCGGAACTTGGCGACGTAGGGCGCACTGGAACTCATGTCGTCCAGGCCGTCCAGCGTGATGGTGCCAATGGTGCCGTTGTTGGTGGCGTTCGGCTCCAGCACCCACTTGTGCAGCAGGAACTCCTCGAGGTGCGCTCCGCCCTGCAGCGCGATCCGCGTCTCCTTGCCGAAGATCAAGTTGACGACGCCACCGCCGATGATGTTGTACATGTCCAGGTGGCCGATGCCGTGTGCCTGGCCTACCAGCGCGCCGTTGCTCACGTTGGCTGTGAACGTGGTCAGGATAGCCGGCGACACAGCCTCCGAAGGGCCGTCAGGATACAGTGTGTAGTCGAAGCGCACGCCGTAATCGAGGCTGTCCACCACCGGCACATAGGCTGTCTGCGTGGTCACCTTGGTGAACCGCGTATCCAGGATAGTCCGGTACTCGGACAGCGCTGAAACGTCAGCCTTGCCCGTGTACAGCGCCTTGATGTCAGCCGCGATGGCCTGAGCGAGGCTGGTCAGCTTCGTGATCAGGCTCATTGATTACACCTTCGCTGCGTTGTAGGCCGCTACCAGGTCGGATTCAGGATCACCGATGCCGATGTTCTGGCAAGCCTGCAGCCGTTGGCCGCTGGTGAGGGTCTGGGCTTCGGCGAAGCTGACCTTCTCGCCAACCTTGGTGGCCAGGGCAGAGACGATGCTCTCGTCGTTGGTGATCAGGTCCTGCAGTTCCTTCAGGGTATCGAAGGCCGCAGTGGCACCGCCGAGCAGATCGGTCTTCACAGCCGCCTTGGCCAGCTCGATCATGTCGTAGATCTTGTCAGCCGACCAGGTGACGGACGTGGCGCCGTTACCGGCTGCGTCGTCGATCACGGCGCCTGCCTGGCCCATCAGGGTGTAGATTTCCTGGATGGCAGCAACGATGTTGCCCTTGGCCGTGGTAGGCAGGGAGGTCAGGTCGCCGATCCGGTTGGTCAGCGTCTTGACGTCACCGGCAATGGCTTGCGCGAGCGCAATGAGTTTCAGTTCTTGGGACATTAGATGTTTCCTCGCTCGAGCAAGTAGTAGGCCAGTGGATCAGGGATGAATGTGTCTGCAACGTACAGCTTCTGGTCAGATCCCAGCGTCAGCCTGTTATCTGCATCGTCGCTGATCTGCGCCTTCTCAGCCGACGCACCAGGTGCGCCACGCAAGGCCACCTCTTTGGTGTCGACCTTGAACGCGGGCATGCTGGCCGTGGACACACCTTCGGTGGTCACAGTCAGCGTGCAGGAATCCTTCAGGGTGATCTGCGTGGTGATGACGCCTTGAGGCGTGTGGCTTGCGACGATCATGGCAGCGGCACCGGAGTCAGGCGCTTGAGCACCTTGAACTCGACACGCTGCGTGGTGATCTCCTGGCCGGCGTCAGTGACGTAGGTGATGTCGAAGTGCATGGTGCCCAGAGGCCAGGCACTGGTGTCAGCATCGAGGAAGAACTCGCCCGCGACACGGTTCTGCCAGATTACATCGAAGTCGCCAAGGCGCTCAGTCGGGCTGCCATAGGAGGCAAACACACGCCACAGCGTGCAGTCCTGTGCCTGGCCATCGACGAAGACCTGCAGCGGAAGCATGAACGAGTCGCCGCGGTTGATCTGCATACATGCTCCCTGTGAAATAGCTATCCTGCCCGCAATATACACCAACCCTTCACTTGCCGGTTAGTGCCGGTCCTTTCGCAAGACCACCAATCCCTTTTCGCACCAGGTCATACGCTACTTCACAAGCGGCACCGGCACTTCGGGATCGGTCAGCTTCTTCCGCCAGCCCTTTTGCCATGTGTTGAGATTCAGCAAGCAGCTCGGAATACAAAGCGGCTGCGCGGGTCGCTGACGCGCCTCGGCGGGCAACTCCGGGATCACAGGTGGCGGGACCGAGACCTGCGGCAACTGCCTGCAGCAACCCGCCAATAGAGTCAGTAACAGCAGCCGCGTTAGCGTCGATTGTCGCGTCATTTTCTTTACCCTTCTTGCTCAGCTCATTGACCTGCAGCTGGAGGTCACGCTCCACCACCAGGTTGTCTTCTTTGGCCGCAGCCACGGCCTGCTCGAAGGTGTCCTTCAGCTCGAGCAGCTGTACTGTTGCGCGTGTGTCGCGGATGTCCCAGGCAAGCCAGGCACCAACGGCAGCGCCGCCCAATAGGGCGGCGGCGACGGCAATGATCAGGACTTTAAGGTCAAACATCAGCCACCAAGTGCTTTGAGCGCAACGCTCATACGTGCCTTGCGATCTTCGAGGCCATTGTAGCCCCCGTTGATTGCCTTGGTCTGAGCCATGATGTCATTGGACAGCCGGTTCAGGTTGTTCAGCTTCCAGTACCAGGCTGCGGACAGCGCTGCGTACTTCGGCTCCTCGAGGATCTCCGGGTGCTCGAGCAGACGCTCGTCGCCGAACAGTGCCAGGCTGCACAGCTTGTAGTTGCGCTTGCCGGTGACCTGGATCAGCCCACGGCCGGCGTACAGCTGTCCATCACCATCAGCTTCCGGGGTGTTGCCCAGGCGTTCAGCCAGGCGCCCGGTGTCGTACTTGGCCAGGTACTTGTTGCTGCCCAGTTCCTTGGTCAGGCCGAAGCCCAGGCTCTCGTGGCCGGTCTGTGCAATGAACGAAGCAATCGAGCGTGCCAGGGTGATGTCGGCGTACTTGATTGCTTCATTGATCGGCTCAACCCACACCTGCGCGCGTGCCAATGGAATCCCTGCAGCCAGTGCCAAGGTTTTAGCGTCCATAGGGTAGTCTCTTTCGGGTGTTGTGAAGGACTTTTGCGACGTTGCCGCCGTTGGCGACCACGAGGATGGTTACGACCGCTACGAATATAACCAGCCAGACTTCGGAGTTGGGTGCGATCTCGGTAAAACGGGTGTAGGACTGCATGGCCAGCGCCAGCGATGACCCCGCCAACGCGAAGGCCAATACGCTGGAGAACCAGCGTGTCCGGCTCCCGCTCGAGTACGAGAGCACGGACAGAAAAGTAATAACGTGGAGCATAATGCGAATGCTTAGAAGCACTTCACCGTAGATCGGATCATTGCCCATCATCGCCGCCTCGCTTCAATCTTAGGATTGCGTTAATCAGTGAGGACATCCACTGTGGCAGATCGCCGTCGTTCTTCACCATCAGGTTGATGGCACCCAGGACGCCGGAAGCTACAGCCGCTCCTATGATCGCTGCCAGCATAGAACTGCCGTTTGAGAATGCAATCCCTACAGCGTAGCCGAACCCCCAGGACACTACTGTGAGTCCCACTTTGCGAATAAGTTTTTGAACCCAGGAAGTAACGACTGGGTCAGGTAGGAGAATGAAGAATACGCAGCCAAAGGAGGCACCCATGGCAGAGCCGGGATGGAGTTGCTCCAACACCGACCAGGCGTACACGAAGAAGAGTGTTAGCCACCCTGAACTCGAAGCTGGTTCGTTGATCATCAGCTGCTATTTCCTTATAACGTGGTCGGCAGGATAGCTGTTTGCCACCTTCTCCACAAGAAAGTAGATGGCAAACTTCTTCCTGGGCCTTAGTTTATTTGATCTCCACGCGACGAATGGCTCGGACTGGGTAGTCGTACTCCATCAGATCCTCCCCATCTGCCCCGTTTGTGAACCGTTTGGCGTGGCAGTAAGCCGTCCCAGATGGTCCTTGCGTGGCAGTGTAATAGAAGTCCGCTGTCATAAAGTTTGTACCGGCTGGGCGGAAGTCGGTGAGCGCTGTGCGAGCCGGGTTGGTGTACTTGACCGTCGCCGTCGGCACAGCGTATGGGTTGGCGCCCGCCACGGTGTTGTTGTTCGTCGTGGTCGGCTTCAGCGCCCGGTACAGGATCTCCATCTCGTACTTCGACGGGATGTACCAGTCACTGTAGCCACCAATGGTCAGCGCCATCACAGCCTGCTGCGCTGGGAACTTGGTGATGCCGTAGGCGATCATGTTGGCCTGGATCTGCTTGCCGTCGTTGTCGATGTTGTTGCCGGTGAACGTGTACGCCGTGTCGACCTGCATGACAGGGCCGTCGATGTTGCCGGTGGCGCGCGGCGACACAATGAGGGCGTAGGTCTTGGTGCCAATCTTGATCTGGCCGTAGTAGAACCCGCCCCTGCAGCGCCCCGCCGATGGCTGGGATAACCAGTGGTGGTTATGGCGGCTCTGGCGGAATCACGATCTCGTTGTAGGTCCGCTTGTACAGCCGATGCGACTTACCGAACATGCGGTTCGCCGGGTAGAACTCGTCGATGTCGCCGTCGTCGATCTTCCAGATGCCCACGCCGCCGAAGCCTCGAGCCTCAGCCGTATCCTGGCTGCGCTGCAAGGTCAGTGGCGTGCCGCACCAGCCACTGACGTCTGGCAGCACGCGCGTGAAGGGCGCGAAGTTGTTTCCGCTTGGGCCGATCAGCGGGTCACTGGTGCTCCAGGTCATCTCGGTGTCGCCCATCTTGATGGGCAGCGCACGGGTGGCTGCTTCCGAGATCATCTCGTTGTAGGTGGTGTACCCACTGTCATCAGGGTTGGCCGAGTACCAGATGGTGCCGAACGCGCGGCCACCGACCAGGATCTTGTGCTTCATCATCGGCTTGAAGATCGCCGACATGTAGTTGTACACCAGGTTCCAGAAGTCGGTAGGCGCTGCAGGACCCGGATCAGACCACTCAGCCGTCTCGGTGTAGGACATGATCTTCATGCCGTCCACGTAAGGCAGGATCGCAGCGTGGTCACACCAGCCTGTCCACGATGGCAGGTCGTAGTCGGTGTTGGTGGTGGCCGGCGCGGTGATGTGCAGAATCAGACCTTCCTGGTGGCAGCGCCGGCCCAGCTTCTTGTAGAACTCCACAGCCTTTGCCCGGTACTCCGGCGGGGCACCCTCGATGTTGGAGGTGATGCCGTCCCACTTGCCCAGCTTGGCGTGGTAGATCATCTTCTCGATGTACGCATCAGCGTGGTCGAAGATGTCGGCCGCGATCGCATCGTTTGGCTCGCCGGTGCCCAGGTTGTTGTTGATGATGATAAGCGCGTAGGCACCCCGCTCCTGCAGGAACCGGCGCTCGTTGTCGTAGACCTCGCCTTCAAACGTGCTGCCGTCGTTCACCGGGGCCACATCCTTTACGATGTCAGCGGTGCCGGCTGCACCCTGGCCGTTGAATGCCCAGGCGTCGAAGGCGAAGTAGTCGATCACACCTACACGCTGGCGCACGGTGCCGTGGCCAACCAGATCACCCTCGAGCGACACCTGGAACTTCAGCCCCTTGTGTGGCGTGTTCGGAAACATGTCGCCGGTGTAGGCGTCGATCAGGTTGTAGTTGACCTCCTGCGATGTGTCACCCAGCAGCATCAGGCGACCCATCACGTACTCGGTCTGGCGCAGCTCGTAGCCTTGGAACTGGCTGCGAGGGAAATTGCGGTAAGCCTGGATCGTGTAGCCGAACGTGATTCCGTTGCGCGCGAAGATGTTGCGCAGCGCGAGGCTGATGTCCTTGGACTCACGGATGTACGGCTGTGGGTCGATCCAGTTTGGCTGATACGCACCGAACGGGTAGGCAATCTGCGTAGGCTTGGGTGCCAGTGGGCCAGGCAGATGGATGCCGATGCTGAGGGCTGCGATGGTGTAGACCGTGTTCTGCTCAGGCACGCCGACGGGGCCAGCGTTCACCGGCACAAACATGAAGTACCTGGTGACCTTGGCCTTCCACTCAATCGGCGTGATCTCGATGTCCATGTCGCGGTAGATCTGCCACAGCGACACCGTGCCGATCTTCTTCCATGGGCCTGACCCATTGGACGCGATGTAGATGTCGAACGTGGCGTTGTAGCTGCGCAGCTGCACGTCTTCCCACACAGCGTCCCACTGCTCAGGCGGGTAATCCACCGGGATGACTGGGCCGATGTCGATGTTCAGGTACTTGGCCACGCCCGTTACTGGCGAGGTGGCCTTGACCATGGCACTGACTTTGTTGGGGTTCATCCAGCCTACCTGCTGGAAGCCGCCAGAGCCTTCTGCGGTGAAGCTGCCTGTCCAAACATTGACCAGTTGCCAGTTAGCGTGCAGCAGATCCCTGAGCTTCCACTGGGAGGCGCGGATGTCCTTCTCGATGTACTCCTCGTAGGCAGCCTGGCTGACCGTGGACCCTGTACCGTTGGACAGGATGATCATTGGCAGCACAGCCCATGGCGTGCCTGCTGGATAGTCGGTGTAGTTCCACCAGCGACCAGGCGCCTCGCCTGTACCCGCTGCCACGAACCCTTGCGAGTTGGTGGTGATGCTGAACAGCGCGTCCTCGCTGGTCGGGATCGCGGCGATGTTCATCATCGCCGGTCCTGTGGTCAGCGTCTTGAACTCGAGGTTCACCACGGTGCCAGCTGTGACGTTGAACGGGGTGGTCAGCACGATGGTCTTGAACTCACGCTCTTCCCACTGGATGCGTGTGCCGTAGTCCTTCTGGGCAACGATGCCGCTGAAGACCAGCACGCCGTTGGCGCGGATCTCCACAGAGGCGTCGTAACCTTCGCTCATAGGCACAGACAGCGTGGTGAAGAAGCGCAGGATAGCCACCGGCCCGGTGTACTTCGGCGTGATCTTGATGGTCGTGGTCAGCAGCTTGCCGTCATAGGCATCGCAGCCCACGATCGGCACGGACAGCGCGTTCTCCAGCAGGGTCTGATCCCAGTAGTACCTGGTGTCGCCAGGGCGCAGGAAGACGTAGTCACCGTTGTCCACGTAGCAAGGGTTCTCGAGGATAGGGACCGAGTCAATCAGGCCGCTGTCTTCGTCCAAACCCAGGCAGGTGTAGTGGATGTTGTCGGTGTGCGTCATCACCTCTACAAGACCACTATTGACCCATCCTCCAAGAGTAGCCCAGCTGAAAAATCCTTCTTCTGGTGTAAATTGCCGAAGTCGCGCGGTGATAATGGCGAGGCCACACGGGATGCCCTGCGCGATATGCCAGGGTACGATAAGCTCATTGGACAGTAGCCCGTCATCGTATATGACGCAGCAAATGGGGCCGATGTCGGCCGCGGTTCCGTTTTGCCAGGATTCGTATTGGCTGGGTTTGACAAAGGTGTACCCCTTCGCTTGGATGTAAGCGATCTGGGCCTTTACATCGTCGACGTGGGCCACGAAGTTGCTGACTTCGGCACGCACAGTTGTGATGCCGTGGAGGCACAGAACGATGTTGGCGAGTTTCTTTGGGTTGGCCACTGACAGTCCTTATCCTGAGATCCATGCGTTGCACTTCTTGCCCACCAGTGCTGGCGGGAAGGTGAAGGTGACGTAGGTGTAGACCTCGCCAACGCCCGCCACCAGCTCGTGAGAGCAGACGAACGACACGTTGGTAGCCGCGCCATTCACGACGCAAATTATCACAGGCTCTGCAATGGAGTAACGGTTTTGTGGCAGGTCGACACGGATCACAGTCTGGCTGATCGGGAACGACAGCACCGAGTGGTCGACCATGTCCCGGATGTTCTCCAACACGGCGTCCTCGGCCTTCTGGGCACTGGCGGCAGCAGCTGTGGCCTTCTCGACAGCCGAGTTGGCAGCGCTGACCGCGTTGTCGCGCGCGGTGATGATCTGCTGCAAGCCCTGGTTTATGGCTGCCTGTGCCAGGGTGGTGGCTTCCAGCGCAGCCTGCGCCGACTGGGCCAGAGCCTTGACGCTGTTGCAGAAGGTGCGTGCCTCGAGGACTTCAGTCTGGATCAGGACGATGTCGGCCTTCAGCTGGGTGATGGCAGCCAGATCCTGCGCTGCCGCCGCTGCTGAGGCGTCAGCCGCGTTCTTGTAGGCGAGGACCTGGGCGACGTCGATCACGATCTGGTTGGCGTCTAGCGCCTGGATGGCTACCAGGGTGTCGTTGGCGGCGGTAGCGGCAGCCTGCGCTGCGTTCTTGGCTGCCAGGGCATCAGCAGCGTGCGCAGCCGCCTGCTCGTCCTCGGTGCCGACCATCGCCGAGATCTTGGTGATCAGCTGTTCGACCTTCTGCACCAGCAGCTGTGTGCTGGCTTCAAACTCTTCCATCTGGGTAGCCATGGGCAGTCCTTAATTATGTACCAGTGAAGTCGGCGAGCAGCATCTTCCAGTAGTTCAGTGCTGACACATCGCCGTTAGGGTGCTGGGATTTACCGATGACGGCGCAGGCGTACAGCCGGTCTCGGAGTGCCGGGTTGGGGAACCCTACCAGCACAACGGCTGTGAAGTCGACGTCGTCGTCACCGATGTCGACCGACGTGCCGATGGTGCCGATGGCTGACAGCAGGAAACCTGTCGTCCAGTCAGCGTACCCCCAGGCGTGTGAGCCTGTGGCGATGGTGTAGTCGATGTCGACGTTGTCCGTCTCTCGGTCACCCCAGTAGGTGTAGACCTCGTAGAATCGGGTGAAGCCATGTAGCTCCCAGCCGCCGAGCAGCCCCTTGAATCGCACCACCGGCCAGGCTGTATCGTAGATAACCTTCAGCTCCGGGGGCGGGCCCCAGATCCGCATGCCGTATTCATCCATGCCCGCATCGCCAGCCTGGGCGAAGCCGCAGACGCGGTACTCCCAGCCGGTGTCCCAGCCTGCTTCCATGTACCACCACTCCTGGCACAGCACGTCGCGCGTGACCAGCACCGTGAAGCCTGTCCAGGCTCCAGGCCCTCCTGTGTGGGCGAACAGCCCGAGGCCGGCCGGCGTCATCCACTTGGTGGGCAGCGCGAAGACCAGGGGCGGGACTTGGGACAGGTACGGGGTGGAGTAGGTGACGCTGCAATAGCCGTAGGACACCGGGAAGTCCGAGCCGAAGTCGTCGAACTCGATGTTGGCCGGCACCAGCACGTTCACAATGATGCTGCCCCAGAACATCTGGGTGAGGACGGGTGTTGCGTCGTTGATCAGCAGCCTGCTGTTGTTGCCGATCGCTTCAAATCCATGAGACATAGTCAGATCTCAGTTCTGGGTGAGCACGTAAATGCCCACGTTCAAAATGGTTCGCAGGTTGGCACCGGACGCCTTGTACAACGTGACCACACCGTTGCCCGCTACACCGTAGGGGACCGCGGCGAAGACGTTGCGGTACTCATAGGTGTTGTTTTGGATGTTGCCACCTGCCGTGCTGGCGTATAGCGGCACGATGATAACGATCATGCCTGGCAGGACGCCAGGCATGCTCACTGATACAGGTCCATTGTAGCCGCCGCCGTAATACACGGCGGCGGCTACCTGTTTCATGGTGAACTGATCGGGGTCAATCAACACATCCCCGATCGAGTTGTTTACGAGCAGTCCATACACCGACATTACGAGAGCTTCCCGAGCTGCACCTTCCGATTGCCGGCTGTGTCGAACACCGTGATCGCCTGGTTGGTCTGGGTCATGCGGCCCGAGCCTTCAGTGTCACCGTTGTTCTCGAAGAGGCCCGTTTTAGACAGTCTCCAGCCCAAAATGCCTGGGATGAAGTTGTCCGACTGCAGCGCCCCCGTGATCTTGGCCATCCCGATGGATGCGTCCCGGATCATACCGTCCTGGATCACAGTTTGCCCGTTGGCCACGGCGAATGCCAGCGTGTAGCTGCCACCGACTGGGTTGTAGACGTAGAACCGGTCTGCGATCGCACCAATTTCAGCAACCTCGCCATCTACCGAGATACCGAACACGGCCTTCTTGCCGTTTACGGTCACGGTGGTGATCGCGCGGGCCACCGCGGTGTCGGCGTAGGCCACAGTCGAGTAGGTCTGCGCGATGCTGGCGAACTGGGCACCGTTGGTGGCCGACAGCTGGGTGATCTGCTGCGCCAGCGACTCAGTTTGCGATGCTCGAGTGGTCTCTTCCTGCGTGATGCGCGCCACCAGGTCGGTGCCGACGGCACTTTCCACCAGGGACAACCGGCTAGCCAGGGCAGCGTCGGCTGTGGTGCGCAGCAGCTTCTCGTCGTCGATTGCCGACTTGTTCTCACCGATGTCGGTGACGTACTTGGTGTCCAGGGTGGTGATCTGCTGCGCCAGGGTCTGGTCAGCCGACGCCAATACCAAGGTCTTGTCGGTCACGACGGCCAGCTGGTCGTCGGTCTCGGCCTTGACGGTGGTGATACGGCTGGCCAGGGCCGCGTCCTCGGTGATCCGGGTCGCTTCCTCGGTGCTGACCAAGGCCTGGAAGCCTTCGACAGTTGTACGCAGCGCCTGGAGCGTCACAGCCTGCAGTTCATCGACCAGGGACAGGTCAGTGATGCCGTCCTCGACCACTTCCATGCGCGGAATCCAGCCACCCGCCGCAGCCAACGCAGCCTGCGCCTCGGCCAGAGCGGCAGCTGCAATCTGCTGCGCGTTCTCGATGCCAGGCGTGACCGAGTTGACCATCTCGTCGAACAGGCCACCCGGCTTGCGGATGTCGGTGTCCAGGGCGTTGAGGATGTCGTCGAAGTCGTTCTTGGTCTTGCCCTGCGCGCCAACGAACTGCGAGAAGCCATAGATGTTGGTGCCGCGCACGTAGTAATAGTAGGTCGTGTCGGGCTTGAGCCCCACGTCCACCAGGTTGGTGCCGACGGCCAGACGCTTGGCGTTGGACTCGATCATGCCCGCCGCCAGAGCCACGTCGCTGCGCCAGAACTCATACATCTGGTTCGGGTAAATGTTGCGCGGCGTGACCGTGGCCTCGAACGTGGTGGTTTCCACGGTCACGGTGTCCGGAGGCGCTGGGAACAGCAGTCCTGCCACGTTGGCGGTCAGGTTCACCCACTCGGACGTCCGGCCAGTAGCCGTCGTGGCCTTGACCCTGAACAGCCACTCACCGTCGATGACATCCTTCTCGTCCACCGTTAGCGAGTTGCCGTGGAACAAGGTTCGATAGCCGACGTCGTCGGGATCTCGCACCTCGAGGATGTAGCCGGTGACCCGGACGTCGTCGACGCTCGACCAGCTGATGTTCAGCGCCTGGTGCTCGGCACCGCCGGTGATGTACTTGTAGGTCGTGACGCTGATCGTCTCTGGGCCAGCCAGCGGGCCGGACGGGATGGTGCTGTCCGGGGTAGGCGGCAGCTGCAGGTCGAACTCGACGAAGTCGTACTTGTTCGGGTTGTGCTCGGTCGCGGAGATCTGGTAGGTCACCCCGTCTTCCTGCTCGATCACCGACATCACGCGGTAGGTCGGCGTGACCACGGCGGCGCTGGACAGGATAAACACGGCTGACTTGATCGGCTCCTCTGGGAAGTCGGTCTTCAGCGTCACCACAGGGCCATTGAAGTTCAGCACCTCGCGCTGCTGGATCGTGCCGGACGGCATGACGCAGCTGAGATACCAGGTCTCGTTCGGCAGGTTGGCTGGCGCCTTGTCCAGGGTCAGCTGACGCACGCCAGTCTGCTTGATGCGGCCGTGCAGCCGTACACCGGCCCGGTCTGGGTCGGAAATCTTGATGAAGTCACCTGGGCGCAGGTCGCTGTGGTCGGTCGACGCGGTGTAGGAAACGATCTCCGTCTCCATCCGTTCCGAGTACAAGATCCACTTGGCCAGGCGACGTGCCTGGCCACGGCTGGTGCAGCACGCAGCCGTGACCTGGGTCTCGCGCCAGCCGAAGAGCTGAATGCTCTCAGGGTCTTCGTACATCTCCGGCACTTGCTTGTAGCCATCGTTCGGGTCGTTCCACATCACCACGGCGACGGAGTGACGCTCGCGCAGCGAGGTGCCCACGTACTCGAAGCCGTCGGAGGTGATGTTGGCCGGCGTGACCAGCTTGACCACGTCGCCAGGCATGTCGCCCACGGCCATGACCGACTCGGCGCCCCAGTAAACCATCCCGCGCCAAACACTGGCCAGGGTGTTCAGGGTGGTGATCGCTTCCTCGCGGCTGGCGAACAGCGTGTTGCAGCTGAACCGGCGTTCCATCCCGCCGTAGCCGTCCGGCACCATGCCGTCGCAATACTGGGCGATCCGGTACAGCGACCACTTATCCACAGCCTGGTTGTTGGCGCCGATGACCGGGTGCGTGGCCAGGTCGTAATAGCACCAGGCCGGGTTGTCCGACCACGCCAGCTTGAACGTGCCGTCCCAGAACCCGGTGTACTCACGGGTGCGCGGGTTGTAGTTGCTCGGCACCTTGATGATGCTGAGTTCCATGTCGTAATAGCGGGCCGGCATCTTTGAGCCAAACAGCTCGGCGTCGATGTCGATGGCAACCAGGGCGCTGTCGGGGTAGTTCAGGCGGGCGTCGATGACCTCGGTCATGATCGACCAGTACAGGTCGTCACTGATCTTGGCGTTGGCGCCGGCCTCTTCAGTGGTTCGGCGCACGCGGATGTCGAACGGGCCTGGTCCATTCAGCGGGATGCGGCTCGAGCGCTGGTAGGTGGTGGTGGTCTTACCGTCGATGGTGTCAACCAACGAGGTTGTCCAGGCACCCAGGCCCTGGCGCACGTCCACAGCGTAGGGCAGCTTGTAACCCAGCAGGTCACCGTTGGACTTCTGCTCGGTCAGGCCCTGGATGGCGACTGTCACAATGACCGCGTTGGCGTCGTTGTTTGTGACAGAGCGCACGATCGGCGTGGCGAACTTGATCTCGGCGTTGACCTCGACGCTGTTCTCCACGGCTGTGAAACCAGGGATGTATGCCTGGTCTGGGTAGCCTTCACGGGTCTGGACGACCACACCCTCGAAGTTGAACGTGCCGTCGGGGTTTTGCAGCGGCGTCTCGTCCAGCAGGATCGACTGCAGTCCGTTGACCAGCCCCACGATAGGGCCGTGGGCGATCAGGTCAAGGATGCGGCCGCGCGCCTTACTGCGCAGAGACTGCGGCGCTTCCACCGGCACGTACTGCGCTGGAGGTTTCGAGGCACCCTTCGAGCCCTCAATCAACGCCCCCTGCACAGCCAGTGCGGTTTTGGTTGGATGGGCGATAGTCCACTGACCGTCGATGGTCACTGGCTTTCGCTTGCGGTTGCGAGCTTCCCTGATCGCGGTAGTCATACTGCCATAGGCTCCGCGTAGAGGCCGGCGCTGACCACGATACTACCGACCAGCAAACGGCCGTAGCCCCGCGGTACTGCACCACCCTGTTTCGATTGGTTGGTTGGGCCGTCGAACAGGAACGATGCCTGGTCGGACTCACGGTTTGCGTTGGTGGACTCGGCCACGCCAGGCATCTTGGTGGTGGCAGCGATGATGCCGCCAACCGCCATGCCCACCCCGGCCGCAGCCAGCGCCACGGACATGGCACCCCAGGCTGCGATGGATGCACCGCCGGTGAAGAAGGCAGCCACGATCATGACGATGCCGACGATGATCATGCCCACGCCGCTGTTGGCGCCTTCGATCACCGGGATCAGGTGCAGCTCGTTCTGGTTGCCCAGCGTCAACTGCATGCCTTCCTCGTTGATCTCGTCGTTGGCATCCAGGTCGCCGCGCACCAGGCGCCAGTTGCCAGCCTTGATGTCGTCCTCGAAGCCAGGGATCTGGATGCACATCGCGCGGATAGCCTCGGCAGGCGTGGCGACTTCCATCCTGAACACGCCAGGGTATTTTTCCTGCATGCTGCCATAGAGATTCAACGTCTTCATTTGTCCACCCCGACGTAGCGTAGCCAATGTGTGATGTGTGGCATGTAGCGGTAGATCGGCTCGCGCGCCGACGGCCGACTGAAGTCAACCGGGTCTTTGCTGCCGATCTGGTGCAGCATGAGTTCGTGCTCGAGCAGCACACCCCCGTGGTTCGACACGCCGCGCTTGCCTCCGATGCTGGCCAGCCAGACGTCTCCAGGCTTGGCCTCGCTGGCGTTGATCAGGACGAAGCCGGCGCGCAGGTAGTTGTCCTCGAACAGGTTCAAGTTCTCCTCGTCCCACCACTCCCAGTTACGCGGCTGCTCAGGCAGCATGATGCCCAGCTCGATCTCGTAATAATCCTTGATCAGCGCGTAGCAGTCGGTGATGCCGTGGCGGAACGTGCGGCCGATCAGCGGTGCCTTGGGCACGCCTTTGCCCCACCAGACGATGTCGTTGGCTGCCACGCCGTCGGTGGCGATGATGGCCCACGGCACCGCCGTGTTGATCTGGCCTTCCATGTCCAGGTACGACGGCGCGGCGATGTTGTCAGGGTGGCTGTGAACCACGGCCAGCAAGCCTTCCTTGATCGCACGCTGGTGATCCTTGTCGGACACCGAGAAGTGGGTCTCAGGGAACTCGTGGGTGTTCTTCACCTCACGAACGCCCTTCTTGGTGATGAACCAGACCGCTTCCTTGGGGAATGCCTTGATCGCACCAGCACGGAAAAGCTCAAAGTGTTCTTCGTACATCAGATTCGCCCTACGCCCGGGTAGCCATAGAAGGGGAGCGTTGCGAACTCCCCGAAGTGTTTTTTGCAATCGCTCAGCCGCTTGCCGCACTTGGCCTTGGTCGGGTCCAGGGTCTGTTCACCGTTGGGCTCGTACATCTCCGTGCCGGCATACGGGCAGGTCACGCCGGTGTAGTTCCAGTGGCCGTTGGCCCAGTAGCGGAAGCGATGTGTGCAGGTGTCCCGCAGGATCTGCCTAGCGGGCAGCATGATGCCTTGCTGATCCATCTTGACCGACAGTTCAAACTGCAGCTGTGTCCGGCGCTGCGAGGACTTGCGCTCGATCACATAGTTCTCGGGCAGGTACATCGCGTTCGGGTTGGCTGTGGGGCTGTCGTCCAGGTATTTGCGGTAGGTGCGCAGCCGCGTGACTGGGCAGCCCACCAGGTCGCCTGAGTTGACCACCATGGCCAGGAACATCAGGTCTTTGGCAGCCAGGGTCAAGGTCGGGCGCGGCAGTGTGCCGTCGGACGTCCACTTGAACCCGTCGGCTGCGATCGGCAAAGCAGGGTAGGTGATGCCACCGAACTGCACCGGGATGCCATTGTTGGAAGTGGGCGAGAAGCACAGAAGCCCCTCGCCCACTTTCGAGGCGTCGATCTGAAACATAGTGACGATGGCGTCCTGTGTCAGACCCTGAATATCCGTTGCAATAAGATCCATGGCTTCCCTGTCCTCGCCGGTCTGACCGAATATTAGCGTTATACCGGGTTAAAGTCTTGCTCGAATGTCGCTGTGAGGATCTCGTCGTTGAAGGCGTTGTAGGACAGCTTCACTGCCTTGCACACCACCTGGTATACCACGCCCGTCACCGGGTGTGTCCACTGGAACGGCGTGATCATCAGTCTGGCCAGCAGCCAGTCGTAGGTCGACCGAGCTACCGTATCCTCGAGCGAATCCCAGCTGGGGTTCCAGGTGTTCTTGATGTAGTTGATCCCCTTCGGGCGGCGCAGCACGTAGCCGTCGCCCATCTTGACCTCGTCGACGTCCGCTTCCGGGGCGTCTTCGAGGCCGTAGGCCGGCTTGTCGATGGTTGGGAAAACATCCATTTATCACCCCTTGACGAATTTGTAGAGCATGCCGTTCGGGCGCACTTGGTCACTGAGGACCGCCATGACTGTGCTCTTGACCGTCTCAGCCGCCACTTTAGCGTTCTTCTGGTCTTCTGGGCCACCGCCATCCTTACTGCCTTGCATCTCGATATGGATCACTGGAGCCAGGGTGATTTCCATCGGGGCCTGCCCACCGCTGCCCATCTTGGACTTGGTGGCGCCGCGCCCGGTGACGTGCGCTGGGCCTGTAACCAGCTCAGGACCGTACTCACCCACGATGCCGGTGCGGTTGTAGGGAATGTAGCCGCCGGTGTCATACATCTGCGTGCTGCCACCACCGCTGCTCGAGCTGCCACCAGAGCTGCCGCCGCCAGCCAGTTGGCCGATCGTCATGGCACCAACCAGTGCAGCGTTGGCATAACCCGTGGCGCGAATGAACATCGCCATCGGCATACCCAGCACCATCGGGTTACCGGACACAGCCAGCGCCTGTGCAGCCGCCAGCTCGGTGTACATGATGATCTGGGCCACGGTGATGGCTTTCTGCGCCAGGAAGGCCAGCTTCTGGGCGTTGGATGCACCATCCGCCGCGCTGGCGAACATGCCCAGCACGTTGGAGATGGAGCCCATCGCCGCCATCAGGGACATGGTCTGCATCTGCTCGGTGTACTTGAGCTGCTCGTCCGTGATCACCTTCTGCGCATCGCTCGAGGTTTTGAGCAGGCCTTCCTTCTCGCTGGCGTACTGCTTGTTGATCTCCAGGAGCTTGGCATTGTGCTCGGCCTCGGCACCTTGCTCGATCAGGTGACGTGCTTGCAGCTGCTCGAGCTGCATTTTGAAGTTGTCGTCGATCCCGGCGCCGGACGATACGGTGTCGCGCTTGTTCGCCTCGAGCGCCTTTTGGTAATCCTCCATGCCCTTGGCACGGGTCATCTCCGTCGACACCCAGTCGGTGAACGGCGAGGACGAAGCATCCCCCACGTTCAGGTCAGCCTTGGGCAGCGACGACTTCAGGTTCTCTTTCTGCGAGCGCTTCATCTCGTCCGTGATGCGCGTGTATTCCTGCAGGCTGATCTTGCCAGCTTCCAGGTTGCGATTCAGGGTGCCGAGATCCGCCGCTGCCTGGCTGAACGGGCTGGTGTTGTACGATGCCTTGACCTTGTCCAGGGCGATCAGGTTCAGATCCAGCGCGCGCTTGGAGTTGTAATACTGCAGGTTCAGTTCGCCGATCGCTTTGGCTTCCTGCTCGACCGTGATGGTGCCGGCCTCGCGCAGGCGCTTCATGGCGTCGGTGCCTTTCTTCAGCTCGAGCTGAGCAGCCGACACCTCGTCGAACTTCTTGGCCAGGGACGTGTAGGTCCGCAGATCCTCCTGGGCCTGGCGGTCGTCCTGCTTGCCGGCCTTGGCGCCAGCCTTGCTGCTCTTGGACTCCAAGCCCTTGATGACGCCCAGAACCTTGGCCTGGTCGCTGTAGAGTTTGGTCAGCTCCTTGGTGTCCGCTGCCTTGCCGTCGCCTGGCTTCTCAGCCGCCGCGATCTTCTCGCGGATGTCAGCCAGCTGTTTCTGCTGGGCGAGCATGTTCTCGCTGTCGGAGCGGGTGACGGCAGCCGCCGACTCCTTGGCTTCCAGCAGCTTGCGTTCTTCTTCGGCCGACTTCTTGATCAGGACCTGGCGATCCGACTCCAGCTTGGCCATGGCCTTGGCCGAGGTCTCGACCAGTTGCTGACCTGGGCGGGCAGCCATGTCGTTGGCTGCCACCGCGGCGGCGCCTTGCTCGATCAGCTTGGCCTGGTTGGCTTTCTCGGCGGTGATGGCCTTCTCGTTGTCCAGCAGTTGCTGGGCCAGCGGGGTGACCTTCTTGTAGTTTTTGGCGTCGGCTTCAGCCTGGATCGCCTGCTGCGCGTTGGCCAGCTGTTCGGCAGTGGTCGGCAGGTTGGCCTTGGTCTGTTGAACCTTGGTGCCGCTGGTAGCCGATTGAGCCATCAGCTCGGCGCGGCGCTTGGTCAGTGCTTCAACCAGGGCGATGCTGCCGGCCGCGCCCGCACCGAAGTCGGTGGCGCCGCTGGTTTGGGCGATCTGCAGGTTGGTCTGGGCGATGGCCAGGTCGTTGGTCAGCTTGATCAGTTCAGCCAGCCGGTCGGCGTGCTTCTGGCTCTCGTCGACATAGTCGAGCGTGGTCTTCTTCAGGCCATTCAACGATTCATTGGAATCGAGCACCCGCTGCTCGAACGTGCCGAGGGTAGCCTCGAGCCCGGTGATTTCCGCGCGCAGTGGCGTCAGGGCCTCTTCTGGCAGGCCTGCGGCTTCGCCTTCCTTGAGCAGTTTGGTGCGATCTGCGATCCGCTTCTTGACGTCGTCGACGCCCTTCTGGTCAGAACCGATCTGCATCTGGATGGCCGTGCGCTGGCGGGCCAAGCCGGTCTCTTCAATCGACGCCTTGAGCTGGTCATAGCTGCTCTTCACGTCGTCGACCGAGTCGCGGTGCTTCAACACCTCGTCGTCGGTGTTGGTGCTGAACACCTGGTACAGCGCCGAGCCAATGCCGTAGATCAATCCTACCCAGCCGAACGCGCGCATCACGCCCGCGCCGACGGCGGCAAGCATACTCATTTTGCTGGCGACCCAGGCTGTGCTGTTGCCGAGCGTCATCAGGCCCGTCGCGGTTGCGGCGGCTGCGGCGTTCTGCGCACGGAAGGCGTTTGTGGCGTAGGTGGTGGTCAGGCCCGCACCGCGCATGCTCTCGGCGGTGACCTTCATCCGTTCAGCCAGTACGCTGACACGCTCAGCCGCTGCCTTGGAATCGGTAGCCAGGGCGCCGAAGATGTTACCGGAGGCGAACTTGTAGGCGACGATGCCGCCGATGATCTTGGCCAGGGCCTCGGCGCCGGTCTGGGCTTGCACCAGCATCCGGTCCAGGCCGGTGATGTCAGTGCCTTCCTTGTACGGCTCCATCAGGTCCAGCACGTACTTGGACAGCTTGGCCACGCTCTCGCGCAGGCGCATGTCCATCTGGCTGAACGCCTGCAGCTGGACTTCCTCGAGGCTCGACAGCATCTCCTTCCAGTCGAACTTCAGGTTGTCGGAGATGATCTTCTCCATCCGGTCGCCCGCGCCGGCCACGTTCTGGTTCTGCTCGGCGAACTTGGCGAACTGGCCGGCGTTGTCTACCAGGCCGGTGACGGCCGAGGAAGCGTACACGCCCACCAGGTTGGTGATGGCTGCCAGGCGTTCAGGCCCGGGCAGATCCTTCATCTTGGTGCTCAGCTGCTGGATGATATTGCTCAACGATCGGGTGTTGCCCTCGGCATCCAGGATGTCCAGGCCGTACTTGTTGATCACCTCCGAACCCTTCTTGGTAGGGTTCAGCAGGCTGGTGAACATGCGGCGCAGCGCCGAGCCAGAGCGCGAGCCCTTGATCCCGGAGTTCGCCATGGTCTCAATGGCAGCCGTGGTTTCCTGGATGCTGAAGCCCGCGGTCTTAGCCGCAGGGCCTGCGTAGCTCAGGGAGTTGGCCAGCTGCTCGATGTCGGCGTTGGAGTTGTTGACCGCCGTCGCCATAAGGTCGACGACGCCCTGCAATTCCTTGGCCTGCATGCCGAAGGTCATCAGCACGTTGGTGGAGATGTCAGCCGACCGCGCCATGGACACGTTGGCCAGGTTGGCCAGTTGCAGTGCCGGCTTCAATGCGACGATAGCTTCGTTGGCCTGCAGGCCAGCCATACCCAGTTGTTGCAGGCCATCACCCACTTCGGACGCGGTGAACACGGTTGTCTGGCCAAGCGCGCGGACTTGCATCTCCAACGCCTTGGAACTCTGGGCAGCGTTGTCCATCCAGCCCGTCTCGGAGTTGCCGGTCGACATCACGGCGCGGGTACGGGACATAGTCGCGTAGAACTCGGCGCCGGTGACCACGGTATCGCGCATCGCAGCGCTGATGCCGTAGGTTGCCGTGGCAGCCAGTACCGTGGCGCTGGTGTACATGCCGACGCTGGCGTGCAGGCCGGTCAGGCCCGCGCGGAGCATGGCTGCCGACTGGCTGCCCAGCTCCTGGGCCAGGTTGACTCGAGTCTGCGCGCCGGAGAAGCCCAGCAGCTGCGCGGACGACATGCCCAGCAGCTTGTTGTGGCGCTCCTGCAGGGCGATCTGCTCCTTGAGCTGCGACACGCGCTGGCCGTGCGTACCGGACGACAGCTGGGCCTGGGCTTGCAGCCGGGTGAGCGCCGCCTCCTCGCGCTTGATGGCCGCAGCCATCTCGTCCACCACCTTCTTCTCGGTGTTGGCCTCGGCAATGGCGCGGCGGCGAGCGGCGATCTGCGCGTTTACGGCCGCGATCTCTTCCTGGCGACCACCCTGCAAGCTCTTCAGCGTGCGCTGGAGCGTTTGCAGCTGCGTGTCTTCACGCTGGCCTTCGGTGATCTGGGCTTTACGCGCAGCGATCAGCTGCTGGATCTTGGTGATCTCTTCCTGCTGACCGCCGGTGAGGCTGGCCAGAGAGCGTTGCAGGGTGCGCAGCTGCGCATCCATGCGGAAGTCTTCGGTGATCTGCGACTTGCGGGCGGCGATGTACGCCTGGGTCATCACGTTGGAGCGGCCTTGCTGGCCGGTCAGGCTGGCCAGGGTCATCACCAAGCCGTCGCCGGTGTTGCGCAGGCGCTGGTCGGCGGTGACCATGTTCTGCTTGTGCGTCAGCGCGGCCTTGAGGTTGGCGTTGGACTTGCCCAGCTCGGTGTCGGTGGCCGCGATCGCCGCGCGCAGGAACCCGTTCTCGTTGGTCAGCTTGTTGGTCAGCTGCAGAGTCTTGGATTGCCAGGCGCTGTAGCTGTTCTTCGAGGCCGTGTCGTTGAGCAGCCGCCCCATCTCTGCCAGCTCGCCGTTGTAGGCCTGGGCCTGCACGGTGGCTTTCAGGTTGTTGGCTGCCAGGCCGGACATCATCAGGTTGACGTTGTCCCGCACGGTCTGCATGGTCTTGCCGAGTTTCTCGGCATCTGCCCCCGCGCCCACCAGAATTTTCTCGAGCTTGTCGTACTCGGCATTCATGGTGGACAGAAGTTTGGTCGAAGCCGAAGTGGACTTTCCGCCCTGCTTCTCGAGGTCATCCAGGGCCTTGCCCATGTTGGCCAGGCGAAGCTGGAATTGCGCCAACTGGCTCAGCGATTCGGAGAAGTCCACTTCAAACTGAGCCATCGCTATTTCCTTTTGCGTGGTTTAGGCAGGTTTTTCTCGGCAGCATCGGCTTCTGCCTTGGTCTGCATGTGCTGATCATACAGGATGGCGTTGTCAGTTTCCTCCATTGTCAAGTAGAAGAGATCAGCCTGCTCCGGGTGCAGCTTGAGAATCCTTTCAGCGAAGTCAGCCATTTCCTGATACGGCAGCGGCTGATACCCGTGTTGCCCTATCTGCCGCCTGCGGTGTAGGCGGAAAAAAGATTCCGCCAACCAGTTATGGATGGGCAAGGGCTCCACGTAATCGGCCAGCTTGGGGTGCTTCTTCCCAAACTTTTTCTCCAGCGCCTTGAACGCAGCGATGCCCTTGCCGCCATATTTGATCAGGAAACGGCAGAACTCTTTACTTTTTTGGCCACTTCGAGGTTGGCCGCAGCACGGTAGTAGAAGTGGTTGTTGCTGTAGTTTTCCAGGTAGGCAGCCAGCTCGGCATAGACCGGGTTCATCAGCAGCTTGGTGCCCAGGTCGGAGGTGTACTTCAGCTCCTCGGCACCGTTGGCACCCTTCTCACCCACGTCTTTCCAGTCGAGCAGCACATGCTCGCAGAAGGCGATGGTGTGAATTTCCTGCATCTTCAGGATGGCTTCGGGGGTCATCAGGCCGTCTTTGTCTTTGGCGTCGATGATCGCCTTGTGCTCGGTGTACAGTTCGCCGATCCGCGCTTGGTAGGCTGGGCCTTTGCGCGCGAGCAAAAACTCACCCCCCATGTAGGGAGCCCATACGCCGCCGGTGGAAAGTTTTGGATCAATTGCGATGGAAGAGAGGATCAGCATTTTGGTCGTCCTTGGGAGATGGTTCGGTAACTAGCGGCGTTACTCTAACAAGAGTAACACCGCAAGTCACCACCCCAAGGATTAAGGGGTTGGAACGTAGGTGATTGCCATCACGCAAGGGATGTCGACGTGAGTGCCGATGGTGACTTCGCCAGCTTCGGCAGTCAGGGTCATCGACGACTTGTAGTCGGCGTTCTCGCCTTCGGCGTTGTTGGTTGGCGCCTGAGCAGTCATGTTCGGGCAGATGATGGTGAAGGTGCCTTCAGCCGTGGAGATGGTAGTCTTCAGGCTCACACGCTTGTTGGTCATGTGGGTCTTCAGGATGGTCTGATCGTAGTAATAGATCTCACCCGAGAAGGTGACCGCGATCTTACCGATACCGATACCGGCTGCGAACTGACGGCCCAGGCCGGACTGTTCACGCACGTTGTTCTGCACCTGCAGGGAGGCATCGCTCCAGGTAACTTCCAGCAGCTTGTCGAGGTCGTTGCGGATCTCGATGTTGCCCAGGTTGTTGGAGCTGTCGGCGATCTCGTAGTTGGACGGAGCCACCTTCGATTTACCAACCGAGCCGCCCAAGCCATCCACGCCGGCCAGTGCGTTGCCATAGTCAGCGTTGGCCGACATGGTGTTGCACGCCAGGGTGATCAGCTCGCCGTCACCGAAGTTCAGGGTGGCGTCGTTCATCATGGTGCCGAAGTACCATTCGTGGTCGAGGCGATCGGTAGCCAGCGCGCCTTGACGCACGGTCTTCTCGACGACCATGTACTGCTTCAGCTCGCCGTCAGTGATGTACTTGCCCAGCGCCGGAGTGCCGACGTCGACGTTCTTCCACTCGCTCAGCATGATCAGCTGCAGTAGGTCGAGTACCCACGGGGTGGCCCCGAACTCAACAGTGGCACCGCCGTTGGCGCTGCCCTTGGTGTTCTTCGAGCCCTGAGTTCGGCGGGTGCCGGAGATCGCAGTCGAGGACTTCGATTCCTTCTGCATCGCAAAACTTTCGGTGGTGAACGGGATGTACTTCATGTCGACGCGCGAGGCGCCAACGAAGTCGGATTTGCTGTCCATAGGGCTGATGGCGTAAGCCAGTGCCACCGAGGACGAATCGTTAAAGCTCTTAACTTGTGGCATAGCCGTCAACTCCTTTGAACGTAAATTTCAAACATAATGTTTGTCACACCACCGTAGGCGGTGAAGCCATGCAACGGGGCTGGTGGAACTGGTGTGAAAGTGCGGAACCTCATACCGTCAATTGTCCGGTCCTGGAACCACTCGGCCACAGTGTCCACCTTGCGGCCATACTTTACCTTGTCCCGTGGGGATTTGGTAAACAACGAGACGTCCAGGCTTGCCTCTACGCGGCGCGGAGCCACCTGAGACGGTCCTGCACGGCCTACATCTTGGATGCTCAGCTCGAACAGCCAGAAGTCATTGTTCTGCTCGAGCAGCACGCCAGCGTCGTTTGCGCTGACGTCCAGGCCCTCAGTGAAGTCGTAGCCGTAGAGCATGTCCGGCGTCACCTTGGTGCGCAGCCAGTTACGGAAGCGTGTGTCCAGTTCGGTGAGCGATCCCAGCATGAAGTCGGTCATCGGTATTTTTTCCTTACCTGGCCAGCGGCCATGGCGTTCTCGAACTGGCGGCTGACTTCTTCACGGGCTGCGGCTGCAGCCTGCTGGATATTCGCGTTGCGCCCGTACTCACTGTCCGGCTCGACGGCGTTGTAGAAGTAGAACACGGTCTCCGGCGAACGGCCGGCCACCAGCTTCTCCACCACCTCACGCAGTTCCCTGTCACGCACGAAGCGCTGGGTCAGCGCTGCGTTCTTGCCCGCGTCCCGGCGCTTGCCCACAGGGATCGTGGCAGCTTTCTTGGAGGTGCCTCGCAGGTCCCGCAGCTTGCCCCAGGTCCTGGCGCCAGGCCTGGACTTGCCGCGTGCAGCCAGCAGCCAGTGAGCAGCCGCGTTCGACGAGTCGTGGACTGTCGTCTGCACCGCGATCACCAGGCCGGCGAGCAGCGCGCGCCGGATCGAGCGGCTGAACAAGGCAGCCAGGTCGAGGTTGACCCCGTCTGCCATCTTGGCGAACTTGCCCATCAGACCACCCTCAAGGTGTACTGCCGGGTGCCGGACTGCGTCTCCACGGTCTTGACGGCCTTACGCACGCCGTTCAGCTCGAGGTATACGTCCTTGCCGCTGATGTCTATACCGAACGGCAGGTGCTCACGCTCGAAGTACACGGTGCGGTAGCTGTTGGTGTCGGTTGCCCACAGCGCGGCGTCGACGGACTTCTCCATCACGCCGGTGACGTTGTACTGCGTCGGCGACTGCTCCCACTCGTTGGTAGCTGGGTTCATTGTCCGCTTGCCCGCGACGTGCAGGACGAAGTTGCTGCGGTAGTCGCTCTCGTGGTCGATGCGCAGCCCGAAGAAGCCGGAGTCGGCGAACGTGTCGAGCACGCGGTAGCTGACGCCGTGCAGCTGGATGAAGTCCCACTCGCGCGGCTGCACGGTGATCGGCAGATAGGCGTTGTAGCGCTCGATCCGCAGATCCGTGGTGGCCTCTTCCTCGTTGCTGCTCAGGAACTCGGTGTCGATGAAGCTCTTGGCCAGCGTGGTGTTGATCAGCCAGCCTGGGTTCTCTGGCGGGCCCATAGGCACCCGGCGCGTGATCGTGGCCAGGCCAGAGCTGCCACCTGGTGTGTCGGTCACCAGCTGGAGGATGGTCAGGGAAACGTAGGGGTTGCCGTCGCGCGCGTCGGTACGCTTGGTGCCCAGTAGGTACACGTCCTTGGTGCCCGGGTGCCGGAAGGTCAGGCTCGGCGGGAACACAACGTCGTTGTCCGTGAACAGCATGCGCCGACGGGTCGGCTTGTTGAAGTTGCTCAGGAAGCGATCGGTCAAGTCGATCCGGCCCACGAAGCTGCAGGGTTTCCACGTTTCCGTAGCCACGTCCCACGCTTCCATGTGCTCTGTGATGTACTTGGCTGCGATCTTCTTCAGCTTCATGTGGTAATCGCCGTTGCCCGTGGAGTGGTGATCGGGTCACGATCAGGCGTCACTCGCACGAACATCTGGAATGGGGCTGCGGTCGCGGGCACAAGCTCGAGATCCGTCAGCAGGTCTTTCAGGTGGTGGTTGGCTGTTTCCATCAGTCGCTCTGACATCCACAGCCAGCCGTCCTTGTCGCTTCGCTGGCCTTCGTTGGAGCCGTCGGTGTCCTTCTTGAGGATGAACACCTGGGCCATGCGCGCGACGGTGGCCGCGCAAAAATACTTGGCCACCAGGCGAAGTTTGCGCAAGCGAGCGGGCGTGTACTTCAGACCGGTCTCCTTGGAGATGTCTTCCCAGACACCAGGCAGAGCAGCGTCGAGCTGCGAGCCGAGGTCATCGTCCAAGCCTTGATCCTCGATCTTCTCGGCGTCGATGTCCGTGTCATCCACGGTCAGGACGGCGAGGATCTGCTTGGTGCTGGTCAGGTTGAAGTACATGCCGTGCCCCTTACTTGGACTTCTTGACGATCTTCACGAGACCGCTGTTGACCTGGTTTTCCAACCAGCCGTCGTTCAGCAGGTGAGCTTCGCCCTTGCCAGGCAGCCAGGTGCCAGTCGAAGGCTGACGCAGGTCGGAGTGGATTTTGCTTTCCACTTTGACCAGCACCAGTTCTTCAGGCTCACGGCCGGCAGAGCGTGCAACTTCAGCTTCCTGGGCCAAACGCTCGGCGTCGGAGTCGGCTTTCTTCTGGTCTTCGAGAGCCTTGTCAGCCAGGCGCTTTTCTTCCTTGGCAGCCGCTTCCTTGCCCGCGATCTCTTCCTTGGCCAGGTTTTCCTTGGCCAGGTCATCCAGGCGCTTCTGCTCGACCTTGTCGGCTTCTTCCTGCTTGGCTTTGGCTTCCGCCTCGTCCTTGGCCTTTTGCTCTTCCAAGGCCTTGGCCTCTTCAGCGCGTTTCAGTTCCTGCTCAGCAGGGGTCAGGTCTTCATCTTTTTTCTTGAGAGCCATGGTGTTGATCTCCAACGTATTTTAGATAGAAATAAGGGCCACCGAAGCGGCCCTTATTGGAGGGTTCTTACACCTTTTCCAGGCTCAGAACCGACCAGGCTTCGTCGTACAGACGGGTCGCCATCTCGCCATAGTCCACGCGGAAACCAGTGGCTTTACGCATTACGAACTCTTCGATGCCGTCGTAGGCGGCGGAGATGTTCACGAAGCGTTGGATCGCGTAGCGTGGGTCGAAGCCAACCAGAAGACCGGCGCCGAACATATCCGGTTCAAACGGGGTGAGGCGCGGCTGGGTCAGACCCAGGTTCATGCCAGCCCACGGAGTGACGATCTTCGAGTTGTCCACACCAACGTGCTTCGGTGCCAGGCCATCGTCAACTGCCAGGGCAGTGTCGATGTCGGTCAGCACCTGGCTGATGTTGGCGGTTTTGCGCATGCTGAACAGCCACTTGATGTAAGCCTTCTTGGTGATCACGCCGTTGGCAGTGATCGAGCTGTCGAAGGCACCGGCTTTCAGGATCGGCAGAGCGTCCATGTCCAGGTCGGTATCGCCCAGCACCATGGATTTCAGCTGCTCACCCACACGACGGATCTTGTCGCCGCGGGACTGCGCTTCCATGATGATGCGGACCAGGTCGATGGTAGTGGCAGCCATCGCTTCGTTCGCAATCATCAGACCAATCGAGTTGGTTGGGATTTTGAACGATTTTTGGCCAGTGCTGATGGAAACCATGGTTTCCGGCAGCGCCATCTGCACGATGCGACCGCTGCGGCTGCCTTCCGGCGCCGAAGTGTCGATGATCGGCTGCACGGCGTTCTGGCCGTTCAGGTTGCGGCTGGTGGCGATAAAGGATTCCCAGATGGACAGGATGTCCGAGCCGTCGTCACGCAGGACGTTGGCGTTCATGGTTTCCAGAATCAGTTGCGGGTAGAGCAAGCGTGCGCCGAGCGAGCCGTCCGAGCCATCAGGGCGACGGAAGCCGTCAGCCTGGGTCATGCCCGCCATCTGAGCCATGGTCAGCGCTGGGCCGATGCGGTTTTCACCGTCCATCATGCCGGCGTTGGTCATCATCTGGTCGATAGGGTCACCCATGGTGGTGTCCCAGTCGGAGGCCAGGTTACGGATGTGCTGGCGCAGGCTCAGGCCTTGCTGCGCGGCCTGGGCGTAGAGTTCGACGTTAGCGTCGATCTCCTTTTGCTTGATCACACCGTTTTCGTTCGCTTGGTATTTCAGTTTGCATTGCATGGTTTCGATTCCTTGAAATGTTGGAGTGGCGTGCGGCGATTAAGCCACTCGTTCCAAGAGGACGATGGAGCCCGGGCCACCGTTACCGGAGATGATACGCATAATCCGGTACTTGAAGGTAGCAGGGGTGCCTTTTTTCACCTGTGGCAGGCCTTTGGTGCCCAGCGCCAGTTGCGCGCCAGCTACAACCAGATCCTTCACAGCCACCGCAGCAGCGCCTGCAGCCACCTGGGCTTCAACGCGGATGCCGGTATCAGGACGCGAGACACCACCGACGCGGAAGCCGCCAGCAGGTGGGCCACCGTCGACGTTATCGAGGAAGCCTTCGATCTCGTCGCCATCAGCAGCCAGTGCGAAGTTCGACACGGTGCCCATGGTCATGATTTTCTTGATGTCTTTGTCGGTGAAGTTCTCACCGGCAGCAGCACCCAGCTTGGTGGTAATGACGTTCAGGCGTTCAGGAAGAACAACCAGCACGTTGAATTTAAAGTCAGCCATGACTGATTCTCCTTACTTCTTGCCAGCGTTGAGGGATACGACTTTGTGGCGCACGTTCGAGTTGACCACAGGCTCGTTGGCGTCCTTGGTAGGAACGTCATCGGTCTGCTGGCCGATCTTGAACATGCTGGCCAGAGTGGTCTGCAGTTCGTTGAACTGAGCCAGGATCTCGGTCGGCGAAGATTTTTCAACCTGCGGCCGGCCGGTGGCCACTTGCAATTTTTTCACCGCTTGCTGGGCCACAATGACCAGGCTTGCAGTTTGCGACTGTGCTTCAGCCAGTGCGGTCTCGGCCTTGGCCAGCTTTTCGGTCAGGTCTTCGACCTTGATCTCGAGCTTGGCTGCTTCCTTGATCGCGCCAGTGTAGGCAGCGGCGTCGATGGTGCCAGTGGTGCCGGTAACGCCAGCCAGCTTATCGGCAGCCAGCTTGTCAGCAGCTTCCTTGTCAGCGGCTTCCTTGGCCAACTTCTCGGCTTCGGCGTCGTCCAGCACTTTCTGAGCGGCGGCTTCCTTATCGGCAGCCTCCTTCAGATCGGCCATCTCTTTGGTGTAGTGGGCAAGCTCAGCCTTGGTGAGCACGTCTGCAGCATTCGCGCCCGCTTCGATCTGAGCGAGTTTTTCAGGGGAGATTTTCATCTCAAACTTCCTTCTGTCGCCAGTAGTGTGTGCGGACGCGCCGCGACCAATAAGATCGTTCAGGGTCGTAATCCTGTCGACCAGCCCATTTTTCACTGCCTTCGCCGCGAAAAAGGTTTTCCCGTCAGCCCAGTCCTTGTAGTCGTCAAGACTCAGGTTGCGCTGCGCGGAGATGTGGTTGAGGAAGAACGCATTGGTTTCCTTCAGGTTTTCCTGGAGGTACTTTTTGTCTGCCTCACTCAATTCTTCGTAGGGGTTGCCGACAGCCTTGAACTCCCCTTCCTTCAACACCGTGAACTTCACACCGTAGTTTTCCTCGGTGTTGGCCAGGGTGCGGATCACGGCGATCACGCCGATGGAGCCAACCTCAGCCATCTTGCTCGCGGTCACCGAGTTGGCGCTGGACATGATCCAGTAGCTCGCCGAGAACGATGCGCTGTCGGTGTGAGCCCGGAAGTTCATGCCGTCAGCTTGCAGCCGCTCAATGTTCGTGGTGACTGTGTCCAGGCCGCTCACCGCGCCGCCACCGCTGTTGTGATCCAGGATCACGTCGGTGTGGCCGGTCTCGCCCAGGATCGCCAGAGCATCGTTGATCGCTTCGTAGCTGGTCACTTCGCCCGGATACCACTGGTGGTAGCGGCGGTAGGATGGAACCAGCGAACCGTGAATTTTCAGGACTGGAGTTTCGCCTACTTTATCGAGCAGGTACAGGCCTTTACGATTGATGTCCACACCAAAAACTGGGCAGAGATCTTCCTCGCGGTCGTCAAACGGGTAATTCGAGTAGGCGTCCTTGTCGAACTTGTACTTCAGCTCGAAGCTCGCGTGCTTGTTGAACGCCTTCTCGGTGCCCAGCCAGATGTCAACTGCCATTGCCAGGCTCCTTATTGATCGGCGCCGCCGGACTGAGCCGGCGTGCCTGGGTTGAGTGCCGCGCCCGACGAGGTCGTGCGATCGGGGTTGATCGCGTCCGACTGTGCCGACGCATCCTTGGCGTAGAAACGAGTGCCTGCCAGCACTGCGTTGAGCCCTTGTGGGCGGATGCCGAGTTCCCAGCATGCGTGGGCCTCGTTGATCACACCCCAGCTGAGCAGCTCGAGCACACGCTTCTGGCGTGTGCCGTAATAGGCTTCCAATTCGATCTCTGGGCGCAGGTTGATCGGCATGAACTCGAAGGCCACGTAGCCGTCGATGCCTTGCAGACGGCAAGCCAGGGTCAGCGCGCGGGACATGACTTCATGCACCGGCGAGCGCGTGCCTTGCGTGACCTGCAGGTAGATCAGGGTCTCGGCGTTGGACAGGCCTTGGCCACCCGCAGCGCGCATACCGCTGACCGACGCTGGCGTCTTGAGCGATGCACCCAGCATGTTGGACAGCGTGGCGATCATCGGGGCGTAGTCGGCCTTGTTGCCGCCGGTGTCCTTCACCTCGTAGGTCACGCTGTCGAAGGTGACGACTGCGTCTTCTGGCTCCAGGCCGGCCAGCGCGTCGACCACCTGCTGGCGCACGACGTCAAACAGCTCGCCCATTTTCTTGGGGTCGCCCTTGATTTCGTCCGTAGCGATCTTCTGGATCTTCTCGGCAATGATGGTGGCGATCAGACGGCTGTGGCCGGTGCGGTTCAGGGTCCGGTGCATGTCTTCGATAAAGCCCTCGAAGTTCATCACCTGCGACAGACCTGGACGCAGCAAGCTGGTCGAGTAGGCCTCGTCAGCGTTGCGGTTGTGCTCGGACACGAAGACCGTTGGGATGTTCAGAACGATGTCGCCGCCACTCTGTGTAGGGTAGCGCCCTCCCTGGCCATCAGCTTCCCAATCAATCGTGGAATAACCGATTGGCACCAGCCGCTCGGCGCCGAACTCCTTGTCCAGCACAAGCTCAACACCACAACCGCCTGTTGTGATGACATCCGTTTGAAGAGTCGACAGCAGCGCCTGCATCCCTGGCTTATCGTTATACCCTTTGCTGTAATCGTGCAGTGTCGAGAACGCATCCATGATGCTGTACGCCAGGCTCATGACTTCGAGGCTCATGGCGCCTGTGGCGTCGTAGCCTGCGATGCGGAACCCGGTGCCTACCGAGATCGCCGCCATCGAGTTGGCAGCCGAGCTGAACATGCCGTTTTCACGGCAGAGCAGGCGGATGATCTCGTTGACGTCGGTACGGGAGCTGATGTTGCTGATCGCGTTCAGATTGAAACGCTTCAGCGTGTTCGTGATGGTTGAGCCTTTGTCCAGGTCAGAGCCTGGGCGCCTGGCCCGCGCCTTACCGGCAAGATTCCGAGTCGGCAAGATGACCTGGGCACCCGTCGCCGCGTACCTCGATCCTTTGCTTCCCGGTGTCTTGGTGCCAGCCATGGGCGTTCGTCTTCCTTGGAGATGGCGCGAGTTTAGTTGGGCAACGGGCTGAAATACAAGGGTTCTTTTATCGCCACTTCGCGGGGTTTCTCACGCCATTTGAGAAACCCCGCTAGTTAGCGCGTTATCTCGGTCTCTTGAAGCCGAACATCCCGGCAAGCTGCGAGCCCACGTCGATCTGCTTTTTCTCCTCGACGGCGCTGCCGAGCTTCACAGCCGACGTGCCAGGCATGCTGCCCACCACGCTGTCGTCCTCGAAAGTCACCAGGGCCATGGCCGCGATGTTGCAGTAGTTCAGCGAGTGGACCCAGTGATCCTGCTTGTCCGTCTTGATGAACTTCTCGACGATGTCACCGAGGGTGTTCCGCTCGCGGATCTTCTTGGTGGTGCCCAGGTGCTTGTACAGCTCGATCCGCAGATCCTCCCGGTGCGGGTAGTGGTTCTCGCCGTTGTTGTGCTGGCTGAGCAGCAGGCTTAGGGTCTTCGTCCGGTCGGCGTTGATCGTGTCGCCGTCTGGCTTGAGGTGGATCGGGATGAAGCCAGGCACCGTGGTGTAGACCACCGCCTGGATGCGCCCGTTACCGCGAGCCGCGACCAGGCTGTTGACCAGGGTGATGTCGGGGCCGGCGTCGATGCAGAGCTTGCGCATGCGGTAGTAATCGAAGCGCGCCACCACCTTCGGCGTGGCCGGGTCGAGCTTGGTGTTACTGATCTTCTCCATCCAGACCACATGCCAGCCGCCCGACACCTTGACCTTGACGGTGAGGTGGCAGGTCTTGCCGATGTCCATGCCGCCTACCGTGGTGGCATCGCGGATCACCGCGTTGAAGATCCAGAGGTCGATGTCGCAATACTTCTTGCGGTGCTCGTCCGTGGTGATGAAGCTGTTCTCAGCGTCGGAGTAGGGCAGTCCCACCACGAAGTTGTAGAAGTCAGCCTTGATCGGGTAGCCCTCGAACTGGCGGATGATGCCCGACGGCGTGTTGTAGAACGGCACGTCCCACGGGTACACCTGGTAGCTGTGGTCGAAGTTGCTGGGCTTCTTGGCCACCCACTGGCGGCGGTCCTTGTCACACAGCGAGGCCCACAGGTTTTTGGCGCAGTTCGGGCATTTGATCCAGGCACCGCTGATGTCGATGCGCTCGTCGTCCAGGTTGTCCCGGCTGAACTCCATGAGCGGCTTGTCCCAGCCAGGCAGCACCAGGTCGCTGGCGAACTCAGGGCAGACCCACGTCGAGCAGTGCTCGCACTTGCACATGTAATACCGCTGATCACCGGCGTTAAAGCCGACGTCGATGCCGAAGCCGTCCACCGTCGGCGTGGAGAAGCGATAGCGGTAGCCTCGGTTGCCATGGGCGTCCACGGTCTTGGCGTGCCGGATACGCGAGTTGAGCTTGCCCAGGACGCCGTCGTTCGAGAAGTCGATCTCGTCTGAGATGATCATCTCGGCTGGTACGGAAATCGCGGAGTTGGCGCCGTAGGTGCCCATGATGTACAGCAGGTTCTGGCCGAGCTTCTTCATGCCGGCCGCGTCGGAGCCAGCCTTCACCAGCTTGGAGTAGAACGCCGACTGCTCGATGGCGCCGTCGATCCGGTCCTTGGAGAACTTGGTGGCCATCTCCTTGGTCGGCTGGCTGAACATGATGCGGATGTTGCGCTGCACCGCCATGATCGCCAGCACCTTTTGCGCCATCATCTCGGTCAGCCCGACCTGGGAGCACTTGCGCACGTCGATCCGCTGCGCAGTGTCGTCGACGATGTCGATCTGGAATTCGTGGTCTTTGAAGCTGAAGGGTTCGCCTTCAACGAACCCGTGCTGCAGGATGATCTTGCTGAGGGACTTCATGCCCTCCTCGCGGTTCAGGGCCATCCTGAACCGCGACGACACCGTTCCTTCGCTGTCACTCAC